TTCAATCCTGCTACCCCTAGTGCGGCTTGCTGGGCAGCGGTTAGACCTGAGGTACTCTGCGCTGGGTCAGCCGTAGAGGTGGTCGTGTTGGTAGCCATGGGTTGCGACGGACGAATATTCGCCGTGTCGGTGGCCAACGCGCCCAGTGAGTTGATCGGGAAGTTCGCTTGCGTGAGCCAGTTACTGAAGTCCTGTTGCGATTGCAGCGCACCTTGCTTAGTCCAGTCAGCGTACTGAGTGTTGGCTGCGTTTTGGGCGTTCATCAACGTGGTAGCTTGAAGGCCTGACAGGTTGTAGTTCTGGTCGCGTACTGCGTTGTTCATGAACTGCCCATTGCGGTCGGAACCGAACTGCCCGCTACCTACAAACGTACTATTGATACCTGGAATGACTTTGTCAAACAGGTTCTGATTGGACAGACGAGCTTGCTCATTGACCACATTATCCACGTAGGGATTCATGAAGTCCTGCATACGACTGGGGTCGTACTGGGAGTAAGACGCTAGCGGCCCTGTACCCGCCGCCGCGTTGTACCAGTTGTCCATTACGGAGTTCAGGTAACCCCCGTTACCCAACATACCTTGAATACCACCCGCAACCGAGGCGGCGGTGTCGGTATAGTACCCAGGCATCAGGTTCTGAGTTGTAACACCCGTGTTGAATGTGGTATCGGTAGGCGTCTGAGACCTAAGCGCGTTGAGTCTGGCAATCTCATCTAGTAAGGCTTGTGTCTCGGCGCTAACTCCCGTAGGAAGGCCTCCACCTGTCGTACCGCCTCCCGTAGGAAGGCCTCCACCTGTCGTACCGCCTCCCGTAGGAAGGCCTCCACCTGTCGTACCGCCTCCCGTAGGAAGGCCTCCACCTGTCGTACCGCCTCCTGGTAAAATCGGGTTGGGGTTAGTACTACCGTCCGGATTGATCGGGTAGATGACGTTGTTGTTTACCGGGGGAACGTAGCCAGGCGGGACGGGAGGACCGACGTCGGTCGGCGCGTACGGATTCGACGGCGCAATATTGGTGATATTCGCCGGGGTTGTGGTCGGCGTCGTAGGTGTGGTCGGGTATTGCTGGAATCGCCCATTGTTGTCAATATAGCCCGTAGACATCACGCCAGGGGTGTTTGATGCCGCAGCCTTTGCCATCGCTTGTTCAGCGGCGCTAGGCTGATAGCTTACGCCAAAGTCGGTCCCATACTGCTGCTGCATAGTCGGGAGGTTTTGCGCCACGTAGGACTGCGCGGTGTTGCCCGTCCAGCCAGGGGTGCCCGTCATGGCGGCATCTATCTGGGCCGCAGTGACGCCATTTGCGGCGGCAGTGGAGGCTATCAGATCGGGGGTGGCTGTAGGATTAGCCACGAGCCAGTCTTTAATTTCGCTCAACGAGGCCATTATTTGGCTCCTTTCAAATAGGTCATCGGGTCTTTAGCCTTGGGAGGAACAGACGATAGCGGGGCTGAACGCTTGTGCTTACGTATATTCTCGCGCATTCTATCAAGCAGTCCTGCACCTGCCTCGGTGTTACCGTCACCTAGCGCGGATACGGTGTCCGCATCAAAGATGTACTCGCCATGAGAACTCATGATAGGCACACCGTCAGCTTGACCACTCTGCCGACCAGCTATCAAGCCAGGGTTGGCCCGCACGTGAGACAACACGCCCCGCACTCCGCCACCGTTAGCCATAGGCTTCCAAGCCATCGGGTTAGCTTTGATGTCATGGATTGTAACCGAGCCGGTCTTGCCCAGCTTTTGAGCTTCGGCGGTAGCAATTGCACTCTTGTCATTCAACCCAGCGAGCATAGCCAGTAGACCAGCTAAGTTCAAAGCACCTTGGGTATTGGACAGCGGCTGGGTCGCACCCCCTGTATTTGTACCCGTGCCGGTTCTGGGTAGGGTACCTGTTCCGCCCCCTGTGACCGGAAGCCCACCTGGGGTTGATCCACCGTACTGGCCACCCGTCAGAGGGTTACCGTTAGCGTCAGCCGTGTTCCTGATAACGGAGTTGCCGTTCTCATCTTCGAATATAGATCTACCGTTGGAGCCGGTGCCTACCCAGTTACCTGCTGCGTCATACCCAGGTAGTATATCAGAGCCTTCTGCGTAATCAGCGCCAGTGAGTGGGTTACCGTCCGCGTCCGTCGTGTTGTTCACGAGGCCTTCGAATATGGAGCCCCCATCACCACCGCTAGTGACCCCGCCTATCCACTCGCCGCGCGCGTTATAGCCTGGCAGCCCTGTATCACTAAGGGCTGCAAATAGATCTTCGTCTGATAGCGTGGAATAGCCGTCTCCGCTACCTACGTTCAATACAGTATCCCATGCGTCGTCTGGCACGTCGCCTGTAAACGTGTCTCCCAGCGACCACACGGAGTCGTCAAGCGTTGACAGGTCTCCAGTGCCGGACAAGTCGCCACTTCCCCCTAGCAGGTCATTCCAGTCGCTATCCGTCATACTTGACCAACTGTCGCCACCTGTAAAGTAGCCGCCTAAGTCGCTGGCACCGCTTAGTAAGTCTTCCCAAATACTCATATCATCACCTATTTATGTAGGACGTCTAGCTAGAAACTCTGGGCTCTTCTTGAACTCATTCACTATGTCTTGCGGAGAGAAGCCTTGATTAGCCATGTTTGTCCACTTTGACATTTCGTCCTGAGTAGGGGCTCTACCTAGGGCGGTGGAGTACATTGAGGTCAGCCCATTTTGAAGCGAGTCATTGGAGCTAGCCCGTGTCGGTGGTTCAGCTGGGTTCAATATACGGTTGGTGGTAGATGCTACACCCGCCAACTTGCTAGCCGTGCCTGCGTAGCCCAACCCGGTTGATACGGCGGATGGTAATGACCCAAGAGCCGCTGCGGTACCCAGCCCGGTGCCCAGCCCCATCACTGAATTAGTTAGACCTTTACCTACATCCCCGCCGTTCATCACGGTATTAGAGATGGTCTTTTCGGCAAGAGTGTTGCCCAGAGAAGATCCGGTGTTCAAGCCTGTCCCGTAAACTCCACCTGCTCCGAATAGACCACCCTGCCCAGCCATTGAGGCTAGTTCGGCTATCGAGGTTGTTCCACCCAGCCCTCCGCCCAACGCCCCAGCGTCTATAGCTAGCTCCGTAGCGGTTGCTCCGGCTCCTGCGCCAGCACCGAGCGCACCGGACGCAGCCCCTCCAGACAGAGCTATAGCGGCAAACGCAGCTAACATGCCAAGTGGGCTATCAATACCTTGACCGGGGTCACGCCGAGCCTGTGCTTCTGCCGACATGAAATTATTCCAGTTCTCACCGGCAGACAGTTGTGAGGGCGCAAGATTCAAATCTTTATTACCCATAGACTTCAGCTGACCTGCGTAATACGCCCCTAGCGCGCTATCTTTGAAGGCGTCCGGGTCGCTATCTTCCCGAAACGCGCGGTCATTCAATTGACCGAGTAGCGTAGGGTTGGCGGCGATAATGTCGTCAAACTTATCAGAGGTATTGGCCGCGTTCTTGACAGCCCATTGATAGCGGGGGTCATTCGCGGCTGCGTTCTGATACCGGCCCTGCTCGTCCAACGTCATGGTCGGGTAACGCCTTTGAAACTCCAACATGGCCTCTATGGAGTTATTTCCGTTCTCGAGGTCTACTGTTGATCCCGCAGCTACCTGGCGATCCCTTGCTATACCTGCGTACCCGTTGATGTCATTGGCGTTCCACCCGCTGAAGTCGTAGCCATTAACGGTTTGACCGCCCAGTGGGGTTGTGCCAGCCCACGAATCAACCGCGTTACCCAGCCCGGCCGTATTACCCCACGAGCCAACCGAGTCGTGGTTCTGGTCAGCGTACATTCCAGTTTTTTGAATGGTCGGGAGCGCGAGTTGAAGGTCGCCCGTGCTAACCCCAAACTGCTTGGCTGCCGCAGCTACACCCGCCGCATCAAGATTGTTAGTTTTGATGTAATCTGCTATTACTTGAGGTGAATAGTATGCCATGGATTAGCCTCGATTGTCGCCCGGTTCGGTATGAATTATAACCTTTCCTGCCTCATAATAACCGTTTAGCACGTTACTTTCAAACCGAAGAAGGATGTGTCTCCGTTGTTCGCGCATGTCTATTTTACCGTCTTCCGGGAGGAAAGCATACGAAGATTCGTCCTCTGGAGGTGATTGTGCAAACTCGTACCCTAGAACGGTGCAGTTCATCTCCCCGTGTTGAAGAAAGTCAGGCTCTACGCGAGTCAGCCTGGTCCAGCGGCTAAGGCCATTCTGGCTGTCGCCAACACCACCGGTTGGAAGGCCGAAGTTCTGAGTTGTGAAGCTACTGTAGATAGCAGTTTCATTGTCACCCACAACCGCGTTCGTACCCACCTCATGCTGGTATAGCCCGTAGTTACCGGAGAACTCGGGGGTGTTGTTAGCCCACACCGGACGGACACGAACCTGAGAGTAAGCTCCAGCTGAACGAGTAAGCTCGGTGTCGTACCAAACCTTCATACGTACATTGTAAATCACGGCGTGCGTACATTCAGTGGCGTCGCCTCGCGGGTAGAACCACCAAATCTCGCCGAACCGGGGTACCTTGCTTACCCACACCTTCTGGCGTTGCTCGTAGTTCAGATGGTCAAAGAACCAGTTCTGACACATGTCATTAGGCAGTTCATGTGCCGCTGAGTCAAAGTACATGAATCTATCAACCCCTATCCAGAAGTAGATACCGTCATACTCAATAACCGAGTGCTGAGACAGAATGCTGGACTGCGTGGAGATTGTAGAGAAGTTGAAGATTGATTGACCACCGACGTAGTCCATACGGATAACGGAGTCAAGTGACCAGAGCAGCGCGGCAAGCTTACCGGAGCGCAGCGGTAATCCAGCTACGATCTTAGAGCCGGTTACTCGGTCGCTACCTGCGTCGCCGAAGTTAGCCGAGCCGGACCACACTTGCGGCTGATTGACGTCGGACCACGCCACAAATCCATCCGAGCCAAATAGGACAGTGTAAGGTGCCAGAGAGAATACTCCACCTGACACGGCGGGGGCGTCAGCAATTACTTGAAACTGGCTGGTGCCGGAGTTGGCCAGAGCCCAGTAAGGCTTAGTGGTGGTGTCGTCGTCGATGTTCAACATCGATTGATTACAGTGCGCCAGGACGATAGTACCTGCCGTGCCCACGGCGTCGTCGTATTGAGTATCAACGGTCCAGCCGTTCAAGTCGCTAGTTACAAACCCGGTTGGCGTGCGGTCGGTTATATCATTACCCACCATGTTATTGTCGGTGAGAATTGATTCAATACCTTGCGCGGAGAACGCGTTGCAGACATTCAGGTACTTTCTAGACCACAGAGAGAACTTGCGTATCGGTCCGGAGAGGCCGTCGGTAATGCGGCGGTAGCCCCCGATCTTGCGGGCCTTCCCACGCTGAAACCTAACCCATTGGCCATCAGAGCAATACTCACCTTCCAGCATAGTACCGTCGCGCTTGATGCCGGGGAGCGTGACGAGGGTATGAACCGCCTCGTCCGCGTTATTGGCCAGTTTATCCTGCGAACTCTGATTAGGATCACTCATATTGTTATCCACTTACCTTTGAGAGCTTTGAAGTGTAGGGAGTCGCCAATGGAACTCAGGGTAGCTGACGTGTTACCAAACAGCGTATCTCCGCTAGAGAAACTGATTGAGACCGGGGTTACTCCGCTATTCACAATTATAAACTCTATTCCGTTTTTGGCGGCGGGTAAAACCACATCCCCATCAGAAATCACGACCACGTTATCACTAGGTGTGACCGTGTAATCCCCTGTGACCTCCCGGACCATAGTCCGCTGCTGGAACTGTCGAATACTGCGATCAGTAAGTTCTTGATCCGAAGAGTGGTAATGCAAAAAGCAATCACCCCCACCAGTGAGCAGGGCGGCTTGATCGTCGTTTAGCGGCATGTCAGTGAGTCCCGAAATTGAAACCAGTTGCCTGCCCCGTGTTCGGTCCCGTCACTCCTGCCGCCGATGTTTTGTCGGACTGGAAGCGAAACAGCGGAGCGAAGCGACCATTGAGCTTGAAACCGATCCCGGTCTGGAAAATCGCTTTGCTGTCCGTCTTGCCTGACCACCTGACAGACCAGAAGAGGCCAAACGGCCAGCAGAAGCGGACGAAGAAAACCGCGTTGTAGAACAGCGATTGATTGCCGACGCGCTCAGGCAGGAAGCACCATTTACCGTCGCGCTTGAACAACCACGCCACGGCGAAGGATTTCACGATGTCCTGATCCACGGTAAGCAGGTTGCCTAGCTTCCATTGCAGCCAGCTTTCGCCCGGGTGGCGTTCTTCGATTATCTTCATAGCGTGAGCTGAATGATGACAGCAGCGACAAAGAAGCCAGTCGCTATGGCTGCTAGCATGAGTCTCACAACTTGCTCGCTGCGGTAAACAGTTCATCTAGCTGGAGTTCAGTCAGGCCCAAACCAGCGGCAAGGTTCAGAATCAGCGGGTAGTCCCGCTTCACCTCAGTGGCGAATTCCCACTCGATTTGATCGGCTTGAGAAGCAACAGCAAGCGCGGCTTGCACAGTATCGAGCAGGCCAGCAGCAAGAAGAGCAAGGCGCGCTTGGCGCATTGATACCGACTGCGGAATATCTCTTGCCCGGATTTCTTCTCGCGACAGTTCTTCAACCGTCCACTCCCGGATAACAGTATCCCCTGCCAGCGTATAGCTAGGCCCGGAGAGACGCTGTAGGGCTGGATCGTAGGCAGGCTCGCTACCTGTAATCGGCACAAGTCCGAAGGCTTCGAGGCCAGTGGCACCGTCAGGAATGGTCGTACCGTTGATGACTGTCGGGAGCGTGATATTGATGCGCTCGATTGCGTTGTTGCTGATTTGTGCGTATAGGCTCATTTTGATTCCTCGAAGATGCGGTGAATCTCGTCGAATTCTTCCCGCGTAAGCTCCGTATCACCAGAGGTTTCTGGCTGTGCGTCGAAGTCACTTAATACGCGATCAGGAGACACGCCCTCTTCAGCGGCAACGATTAGCATGTACTTACGCAATAGCTCTTTGTAGTCGATCATTTAGAGATTCCCCCCATCTGTAATTGTTCCTGATTTTGTGAAATCACCGCCCGTCCCGTAATTCTTACCTTGGTTCGCTGGATCGAATCTGAGATATACAGCGGGATTTGGGATTGTTCCTGCGGCTATTTGGGATTGAAGTTCTACCGGGTTTCCGAAGCAGTCACGGAACTTGAGCCTGTTGGCTTCTTGGCTGAAGTCGATGTAGTCGGTGGTGAAGTAGAACTCGGAGAGTTTGCCGTCGTAATAATTGGCGGGGGTTGTGTCGATACTTGCACCGAATCTAATGCGATCTGCTGTTGTGTAGCTGATATTCGAGTTTGTATATGCAGACCACGTTACTGATTGTGACACCCCATTCAAATACACAAACCTTTTCCCTGCGTCTGCCAAATCGACACAGGCTTGAACACTGTATTGGGTTGCGGCAGAAAGCGTACCAAAAGAGCACAATAGAACTTGTCCTCCTGTGCTGTCGTAACCAAACAAGCGCAGCACACTTCCGCTTCTCTGAACCCAAAACCCACGCCCATCGGCTGAAGCTCCCATGTTCAGTAAATAAACCTGGCCGGCAGCTACTGAGTCACTGTTAAACGAAAATGAACAACTAAACGTCTTCCCATCAGCAATCCCACTCAGCGCACTCGTCCTCGCCAGATACCCCGTACTCCCATCAAAATCCGCCTTATTCCCCCAATATTCATCCGGCCCTCTGGCTCCAACGAATGGCCCTGATACGACAGTGAAGTCGCCACCCGTCCCGTAGTTCTTTCCCGCGTTGTTACCATACATCGGCAGGTAGATTAAAGGCGACAAGCCAGTGGGTAGCTCGCCATTCGCACCAAGCGGTAGCGGCTTGCAGTCTATGCCCGTGCCTGTGCAGAACTTTGCTAGGTTAGCGGGGATGCTGAGGTCGATGTAGGTGGTGTTGAAATAGAGGTTGCCGAGACGGCCGTCCCAGTTGGACGATGTGTCGCTGTGGAATGCGCCAACCCTATATGCGGATTGCGTTAAGTCTATCGTAGAGTTGTTGTATGCGTGCCAAGAAATATCAGAAGGGGTTTGTCCGTTCAAATACGCGTGGCGTTTCCCGGTATCGGCAGCATCGAATGAAACAACTATGTGGTAGTTTCGACCAATTACGAGGTTGCTTGTTATGTCTACACTGACAACAGTTGAACTTTGCCCAGTCGTGAACGCCAACAATTGGAGTAGTCCAGATGCTCTGCGTAAAGCAAACGTATCAGCGCCAGATGTTCCTATGTTTATTAGGTAATCATTTCCGGTGATGCTGTCTGCAACAAACGAACATGAAATAGTTACCTGCTTACCGTCAGCAACACCAGTCAAACTCGTCCGACTCAAATACTGCGAACTCCCATTCAAGTCGCTATAAGGCACAACCCCCTGATTCGGCCCTCTCCCACTCCGAGCAACTGTGCCGGTGAGGTTGAAATTCCCGCCAGTGCCTTCGTTGATATGCGCCGTGGTCGGATCGTCCATCGGCATGTAGAGGATGGGGTTCAGCGCAGCTAAAGTAGCCTTTGGAGTCGGCTTGCGGTCGGCTGTGATGAATAGGCGACGGTTGGCTTCTACTGAGAGGTCGCGGTAGGTGTAGTCGAGAAAGATGTGGGAGAGGCGGCCTTTGCATTTGTTGGACGCGTCTATACCGATTCGATGATACTGAAACGTAAACTTAATATCGTCCGTGCTTGAATAATCATCAGTCAATGTAACAACAACATCTTGAATAGCACACTTGAGTGTATTTGTACTGTTATCGCCAGAGATTAGTATGTGTATCCATGTTCCTGAAGGGATGTAGTTAGATACCGTACCTGTAGCTACCATAGCATTCGAGAAAGACGAATTAACCATGCGAATGTTTATCTTCAACCCAAAGGAATCAGTGCCAAGAATTATGTAGTTACGAGTATTACCTAGCGCATCAGTACCTACATAAATCGGGAGGTTGTTTGCCCCCAAATCGCCACCCCACACCCAACACGAAAACGTAAAAGTCTTCCCGTCCGCATTCCCCACCAAATCAGAACTCCGACTCAGGTAATCATTCGTCCCGTCGAAATCAATCGCCTCAGCAGCGCTCGCCGTTGCGACCTGCGTACCTCCTTGATTCGCCGCAAACATCAGGTAGTCGCTCCGAGAACGAACGCGTTTCCTAACCACTTGGTCCCGGCAGCGTTGCAACTGAAATTGAACACGTCAGTCTTGCCCGATGCCGCTGAAGCAGCAGGAGCAGTTGCAGGCCAGCCGATAGCCGAGCCTCCGGTCACTGCCCATGTGAGCGTGTGTGCGCCACCGTAAGCAATCTGGACTTGAAAGGACTTACCAGCAGCAGGCGTGGGCAGCGTTACAGTCGTGTTGGCGTTTGTCGTGTAGCCTTGGACTGTGCCTGTCGATAGATCGACGGTGAAGCTTGAGCCAGCGGAGGGAGTGTAGTGGGTTTCTGTGTAGTTGGTGAAGGTCTTGTTACTTAGCGTCTGCGCACCAGCCAGCGTCACATCACCCTTCTCAGTATCTAGTTCAGCGATAGCGTTCTGCACATTCGTAGCAGCGATGTTCCCGGTAGGAGCAAAGCTAATCCCCGTACCAGGAATCGGTGCAGCAGCCCCTTGCAGGGCGTCTGATAAGTTGATGGTCATAGCTTGAACCCCTCAATGAATACGGCATCCACTTGTTCTTCGGTGATACCAAGCGCGGAGGCCATAGCGACGATATGCTCGTTGGTACGGACGAACTCCGTGGCGAACTCGTACCAGTCTTTCGTGTCCTGATCGGAAGCGGATACTGCCGATTCGACTATCTGGCGGAATCCAAGTCGCGTCAGGGCTTGCCTGAATTGCCTTGGTGTAACCGACTGCGGCACCCGTGCTTTGCGTTCTGCTTCAATCGCCTTAGCTTCCTGCTCCGCAACTGTGTGTAGAACACCATCCCCATCCGTGTATTCAGAGAACGCGGGGACAATCTCCCACTCCTGCTCATAATGTCCCTTACTGGTCAGGACAGGGGCAATCTCCCGGCAAGACTGAATGACTTGATCGTGCTCAGGTTGAGGAGCAGTGAAGTAGAAGACGAACGGATCGAAAGGAACAAACGGATCTGTGAAGCTCGTATTTGGATAAGCCAGCTTGATCTCTTGTTCGGAGATGTTGAAGCTGTTTGTTTCTGTGTTTAGGTAGGGCATGGTTATTCCTTACGCTATTGCAAGCACTAAATACGTGACGCCATTGGTATTGGCATGGGCATTCGAGGTTTCATTGACTGTAAAACCCCCGGCGTAGGGGTCGAGCCAATCGTCAGCAGTCACTTCAGCGGCGGTTGAATTCAAGTAAAGCAACGGGTCCGTTGAAGCCACGATTCCGCGTGTAGAATCTCCCACGTTCCAATTCCCCGTAGTGCTTGTTGCCTTGACTAGCACGAAGCGAGCGCCGGTTGTGAATCCACATTCGATGTTTTGCGTTGTGCCGTTGCCGACGAAACTCGTTATTTTCGAGACTCCGGGCAGGGATGCGAAAAGGTAAAACACCAAATTTGACGAGCTCAGCGACGCAATACCCGAATAAAACGCTGATGCCGTAACAGAATTTATTGGGTATCCGTTATTGGCTTGTGCCCCTGTAGTGTTTAGCTTCAACGTATAGGTGGAGTCTGTAGCGACTACATCCTTGTTCCACACTATCCAAGGACCTGCCGCAGTCCTGTCTTTTCCTATTATTAACTCTGGAATGACTCCTAGTGAATGCGAAACAGTTACGGCATAGGCTGAAGCGGTTGCGCAAACAACATCAAAGAACCCCGGAGCGCGTTTGAAGAAGTGGTTGATGTAGGTATCCCCACTGTTATTCGTAAACGCTCCATCGGAATTTGTCCCAAGTTTCACGCCGTCGTTATTGAACTCCAATACATTCTGCGTTAATGACTGCTCGGCCTCTGTTGCATCGCTGTGAAGCGGTCTGTTTCCACCACGCAACCTATCTTGCCAGCCTTTGTACGCAACAGCATTACGTGCAGAGCTGATTAACAAATCCGGCGCAAACCCAACCCCATTCACCGTAGCAGCAGCACCCGTACCAGTCCGTGCAATCGCGTTATAAACCTGCGTCCCACTCGTCGGCGGCTTGTTGGGGCGGCGGATGGCGAGGTAGATGTAGGTTCTGGTTCCGGTCATTGATGCGGTAACGAATCCTGTCGCTGTAGGGTATCCGTAGTTTGTTATTGTTATTTCAGCGTTGCTGAGGTCTGGCAAGAGGATTGGATCGTTTCCACCATTTGAATAACCGCGCATCGAATCGACAGCAAACCAACTTTCAGAAACGCTGATATTCTTAAACAGAACGTACTGGGGCTCCCACCCCAGATCCACCGTCGCATTGCCGCTGCCATCCGCGGTGAATGAGCCACACTGAATAATTCCATCTGCTGAAGTGTCGTGGGCGAAGAGGTAGGCGACGTATGTTGTTGTAGACGAATTCCCTGCCGAGGCACCTACTGTAAAGTGTGTCGCTGTAGGAGTGGTTGAATTCCACATCCCCGCCGATGTGGATTTTGCATCGGTCAGATTAAGTTTCAGTAATTCGGTGTTGGTAATGCCGTTGTGCCAAACAAACCAGTTACCTGTTACGCCAAGGGCTTTGATCGCCACCATGCCTGGAACAACGCCAAGATTGTGGGCGACGCTCTGCACGCCGTCGTCCCCCGTATAAGTCACCACATCGAAGAATTTGGGGGCTTTCTTAGCGAACCAACCTACAAGCCGCTTCCCAGCACCATTCGTATAATTGTTTGACGGGATAGAAACTGACGCTGTATTAAACGTAGGTGCCCTATCACTAACCATTTCTTGTGCTGCGGTGTCATTGCTATACAGTGCGTAATTACTGCCGCGAACAGAGTCAAACAGTCGATGCGGAGCCGTATTACCCCTATCCTTTATCCATCCAAAATCGGGCTTAAACCCTGTGTTCAACTCTAGCGCGGAAGCCGATCCTTCATAAACAAAGGCTGAAAAGACGTCATCCACGTACAACTTATCCTCGCCGCCAATGCCCGACAGTAATTTAGCAGCCAGCATCATGCAGTCCCCAAGAAAGCACCACGCAGCGTGCCGCCTACCTGCCACAGCACAACCCAATTGACACCTGAGCTAGTCAGCGTCGGAGCGGTACCGCTGCCACCGACCTTGCTCCAGGTCATTGAAGGCCACGTAACGGTATAGCTGGATGCGGTGATACCAAGCAGCACGGACTGCCCATCACCAATTGCCTCGGTGAATGTAGTGTTGGCTGATAGCGTCTTGGTCTGCACTGTCCCGTTGGCTGGATCAATGCTCGTGCCTGAGAGGTCATAGACGGTTTCGGTGTAGCCGGTTAGGGTTTTGTTGGTGAGGGTTTGAGCATCCGTGGTACCAAGCACATCGCCACTTGGTGCGGTCTTTCCTGCCCAAGTTGTCAGCGCGGAAGAAAGTGGCTGATACACCCCCGTCATCGGCGTCTGTTGCAGCTTCCAGTTCGTCGTAGCGGAGTTGTAGAGCAGCGCGACATACGAGCCGTTGATGTTTACCGACAACCCCGTAGCATCACCTTCTACCGTCTTGCCCCCTGCCGCAGCAATCAATACGGCGTGCGTACCACACTGGTTGGCAGTGTCGAACAGGCCCACTTTGTCACCATCAGCGGGGGAGCTAGGAAGCGTGACGGTGAAGGCTGCACTGGTGGAATCGACGCGAACGAGGTCATTGACGACTGCAGTGTAGTCGGCGGTTTTGATGGCTGTGGGAGCTAGACCACCTGCTATTAAGAGATCACCAGAACCAGGCAACGCTTGCCCGTTGATCGTCTTGATGTTGGTGCCGGAGACGAGGGTGTCTTGAACACCGGTCACCGCACCAGTTCGCCCATTCACACTATAGACAGGACCTCCGGCGATAGACGCAGCAGAGGCAGCAGCGGCCACCTCGGAGTCATGAGCAGCGCTGGCTGACAACCCTGCAGCAACCTCTGAGTTGTGTGCGTTCGTGGCGCTGTCCGCCGCGTTAGATGCGCTTGTGCCCGACAAATTTGCGTTGTATTTCGCCGAATACCCGGAATCATCCACCGTACCAGCTAGGTAAGTGGCCCAGTCCTTCGCTGAGCCACCCCCAGCGGATCCTCTGGTGAAGGTGCCTACCGCCCACTCTTTAGCCGAGTAGGCTCCCGAGATTACCGCCGCACCGACCGTGATAGCCCATTCCTTTGCCGCGCCGATAGCGGAGGTGATACCTGTACCGCCTATCGCGTAGGCCTTGGAAGAGTAGTCGGTAGCCTCTACTTGCCCGGTAGTCTTGGTAGCCCACTCTTGCGAATTGAGCGCCGAGGCCTCGGCGTCGGTCTTGTAATCAAGCGCGTCGGCCGCACTGAGCGCTGAGTTGTCTTCGGATACCCCGGCAGCGACTTGACTGTTGTAGGCCTCAGTTGCGCTCGCTGCTGCGGAGGCGGCATCAGTACTCTGGGCTAGGACTACATTCACACCGTCGCAGTAGATGACCACGCGGTCGAAGTATTCCAGCTCAACCCCGGTACCTGCTGCCGTTTTCAAGGTCAAGCTGTAGCCGACATTGGTGAAGGTGTTTTGCACGTAGTATACAGCCACAACGGAGGGTACTATCACCGTAGTGTCGGCGGTAGGGGTTCCGATGAATTGAAGCAGCTTATTTGAGGCTTCGGCGGAGGTTAGCGTAAACGACGTCGCCGAGCTGATGTCTTTCACCAGCTTGGTGAATTGAAAGATAGTGCTGACACCACGAGTCAGGATGACCCACTTTGACCCAGAGCTGACAATATCAACCGACTCCAGAGGGCTCAGGTTGAACGTGGTGTAAGAGTCTAGTGTGTCCGATCCAGCTGCGTCGAGCGTGACGCTACCGCCCGTGCTGTTCTTGACGGTAAATCCAAAGCCTGAGCCGGCCACGGACGCGATCATCAACGTCAGTGTCTTATTAGCCGCTGTAAACTCCAGGCACTTGCCACGATGAGTTGTGTTCAGCGTCAAGTCGGTTACTATATTTTGTACCGGGTAATTGACAACTAGGCGGGTTCCATCTACGGTAAATCCGTTTCCTGCCAGCTGGTACGCGTCCGCCTCGGAAGTGCCTGCGCCCAGTGTCAATACCGCCCATGAACCCGCAGTCGTGGAGTTGTCAGTGATTTGAAACAGCTTAGAAGAGCCAGCTAACACCACGGCCAACACACCACTTGCGTTGTCGGTGACCGTTACTGAGTAGGCTCCGGCGTTACGTACGACTATTGCTCGCCCAACGGATACCGAGGAGGCTTCTGGAAACTTCATGCTGTATGCTGCGGAGGCCGTCACTTCCATCGTGTCGGCTACCAGGTTATCCCCGGTGGCTAGCTCCGGCCAGTAGAACTCGGTGTCAGCCGACAGCGCCACCTCAGCGAAGCTGTTGTCCGCCGACGGTATTGTGTTATCGCCGAAGACGCTGGAATAAGTTGTCATCTGTTACTCTCCGGTGCGGGATGTTGAAGCTCGGTCTGAGCTCACTCTACGCGCAGACTCATTCGAGATACCTTGGACGGCTCGGTCATACAAGGCTTGCCACTGTTGTAACAATTCAGGCCTCTTCAAGAACGGTTGAGCTTCCAACAGCGTGGCGTAAAGCAACAGCTGCGGAGCATACTGAGTGAACCAATTTGTCTGATTATTCAGGCTCAGTGGTTCAGGTCGTTCGTAATATGATAACTCGAAATCGTAGTTGGCGAGCGGGGTAGGTACAATTAAATAATGTTCGTACCCGTAATCGGCGTAATATCTAGGTAACCCCCTCACAGTTGAATCAGGGCTGAATGTCCTAGCGTAGTCATAGGTTCGTTGCTGTAGAAACACCCTTCCGGAGGCGGTAGAGATATTCATGCTGATCGTCTCGCGCCACCCTTCAGGTTTAGGCAGAGTATGGGTGTTCATCTTGCCCGTGACGTACTTCTGAACACCAAGTCCTCGCACCTCGGACGCCAGACGATTTTCCGCCAACATAATGAAACGTGGAATCTGCGTGGTGAAGGGTTCATCTCTACGCTCGGCGTAGATTGTAACATCGCTCAACAGGCTAGAGTAGGTTAGTGCCTCGGCCATCAGTTTTCTCCCAATATCACGTCTGGTCGCGGGTGTTGGAGACTTATGTCTTCCGGGCTACGCGCTGCAACTCGCCAAGGATCAAGAATATCCACGCACTCACCGCAGTACATCTGCGAATTATTCGGGTCCATCTTCAGGTCAGAATAGTTCATCTTCTTCTGACACCTAGGACAAACGGCTGTCGCCACTGAGCCGTGTCTAGCGACGGGAAGGAATAAGCTCATCTCGAGTAGACACCAATACGTGGAGCTATGTAGATCGGCGCTCCGTCAGTCTCGGAACCTTCAGCTTCAAACACCTGTTTGTCGGCCATCGGCAGTACCATCTGAATCACCGCCGGATCCACCTTAGGTAGCTCAAAACACAGTCTTGCCGCCAACAGCCAGATGATTCCATCCAGCCATCGCTGCGGGATCTCGAGTTGCTGATTCAACGCGCCTACATCCTGAGACTGGCGGTGGCGATACAGCGTGATATGGTCGTCGGAGTTGGTAGGCACCGGCCAGAGCGTCACCGTGGGTGTGAGCTTCTTCTCAAAGAAGTAGCTTGTAGACGGGGATCCAGGCTGAGTCTTGTTATTCAACGCTGCGTACGTGTCGCGATTCCACTGAGAACACGGAAGATCGTACACACCTGAAACGCACTTGATATCCGTAACGGCGGGGTATGACGCTGAATCAGATACAACTTGAATACCGACTATAGGCTCAACAACCGGCAGGTCGGCCCAGTAGTACTGACCGGCCAAATAGGTAGCCGAGTTGAGAGTCACCGCGTCAGTGAAGGTTGCGCCGTCGCTAGAGGTTTTTACGGTCAGCGCACCCGTAAAAGTGGCCGAAACGCTAAACCCCACACGCTGAATATTAGCTGAGGTAAGCGATACCTCGCCGCCATCCGATTGAGCGGTAAAAACCACCGTTTCGAGGTGCGGTTTGGTAAAGATGACATTGAGTACGTCAAGGGTGCCTGCTGGAGTTTCGTAGGTAGCCTGTCCGGCCTTGAGCCCTACAAATACCTTATCAACCGCCCAGAGATTCAATCCACGATTGCCCAAGTTCAACATGAGCATGTAGAGACACTCTTGAGCTATCAGTACCGTCTCTGGAGTCTGGGCGGACGGCAACACTCGGCACCGACGAAAAGCATGCTCGATTATTGAAGCGGTGTCTATGACAGTCGTAGCTACGGTACCGCTAGTATTCATTCTGACACCTTAGGTGTAAATTACATTCACAGTACCTGTAACTGCGATGAACAACCCTGCCTTCGCCGCGATACCCAACCCACCAAAGTGAACCACATCACCAACCGTGAGAGTCTTGGAATACAAGATGGTTCCGGAGGTGCTGGTGCCGTCGTAAATGATGCAAGAGCCACCGGTAGCAGTAGAAACGATTCCGTACAAGCCTGCAGGTCCGGTCTTGATCTGTACTCCAGCGGTAGTACCTTGATTGAAGTAGCTTAGCTTTGGTGCGATTCCACTCATGAGATCAATCTCCGAAATGGGCGAGTTTCCCCACCCACTTGTTCAAATACTAGGCTTGAGTCACACCGACTGCGCCGATGCGCGTAGCGTTCGGACCGACAGCCAGCGCTGGGAGCGAGTAATTTACCACCAACCGCTTTGCACCGTCCGTAGCCCCGACGACAATATAACCGCGAACGTCGGTAGTGGAAGTGGTCGCAGGGCTCGTAGTATCGGCTACCTTGCAAGCCGTCGAGCTGATCGTGATAGCTGTCTGGTTGTACATGACCGACTGAATGTAGCCAAGGTCAGTGAGGCGGTAGGGAAGGCCGATACCCGTACCCAGACCTACTACGCATGCCGAGGCAATAGCGCCCGAGGATGAGATGGACTTGATGGACTTGAAGGTCTTCGTGGTCTGAACCGTGCCCGCATTCGGACCCGCAATAGCTTGACTCATCGCCTGACCGTAACGGTCGTAACCGCTGATCGTGAGAGTGCTACCGCTATGGTCGGCGGCGGAATAGACGGCAACCGTGCGTTCGCAATCCAGCACTACCAGGGCGTTACCTTGCGCATCACGCCCAGCGGTTGTACCCGTACCTGCGGTAAGCGTGAGGCTACCTTCAGGAAGGTTTTGCGAGGTGGCGATTTGATTCTGCCCAGTAGTGGTACCAGAGGCGACGGGAATCACATCGAAGCAGTAGTGGCGACCGAGAGGACCTACACCGACCGTCATGGGGGACGGGCCACTGGAAACATTAGAGCCGCCGACTACAGCAGGGCCCATGTAGAGATCATCAGAAAAATGAGACATATTTAATTCCTTTCTTCTTGAAAAGCTTAGGAGTGCTTAATTATAACCCACCCCGAGGAATTCAGGGTGGGTGTTTTACAACTTAGGTACCGGAAGTACCGAAGATTGTACGCCAATCAGTCCAGCCCGAGCCGAGACGCATGGTGGATTTGTAGCGGACGCTGTCCGTTTCGAAATCGCCTTCCATGCTCTTCTCGATCTTACGACGCCACTTGACTTGCAGACCGTTGTCAGCGTCGGTTTTAACGAACCAGGAGGTAGCCGAGGTAAGACGCGACAGGACGGCAACATCGCTCAACATACCCATCGACTTGACAGGGTTGAGGTCGTTGTTGTTTGTACCGGCGCGGAGCACGCTCTTCAGCAGGACTTCAGCCTGAAGCATGTTACCCGGAGCCACGACCAGCTTCTTCGGCGTGAGGCGAATCTTCTTGCCACGCGGATCAGCGGCCTGACGAATCTGAATCAGCATCTGTTCCAGCGACGTCTGCGACAGAGCCGCCGAGGTAGCCAGGAGGTTGGAGGCCGAAGCGTCACCCGCCGCAACCGACAGAGCGGTAGCGTGATTGTTGACGCACAGCGCCGAGCCGTCGCCACCTGTGTAGGTGCTGGTGAAAGCGCGATTCAGGTGGTTCGCACACAGCGTTTCCAGCGTCTCGGTCATGGACTGAGCGAGGTGCTTGGAGAAGGTGCTGCCGATACGGATATGATCGCCGTCTTCCACGAGAACCTTGGTCAGCGCGAAGGCAAGACCGTAGACTTCGTACGGATAGCGTTTCACGAACAGCTGACCACCGGCGTCATAAGTGACGGGGTTGCTGTCCGGCATAACAGGGGCGGACGACATACCGTAGAGCATTGGCTCTTCATGGTAGGCACGAGCGATACCCGTGCTTTCCGTGAAGATCTGCTTGTACTCATCGGCACGCTGGTCATATACACCGTCGAAGGCTTGATTGAGGATCGGCTCAACGATGGACCGGAAATCAGAACTACGCATTGGGGTTGCCATTTGTCAGCCCTCCTTAGATAGAGTTAACTTGGGTGAAACGCTGGCTCTTGCCCAGAGTCACACGCACGATGGTGTAGGTGTCACCCCATGCATTGTCCAGAGCACCGCCCAGACCCGCGATACGGAAGTTACCCACTGCAGCCGCGCCCTTCAGCGTACCACTGAGGTAGGAGGCCGAGACACCCGTGTTGGTGTTACCTGCGGCGACAACCACGTCGGCCGAGTCGCCGATAGCCGTAGCGGCAACGGAACCAGCTGCCTGGATTTCGAACACGGTATTGATGTCAGTGATGACATACCATTCAATGTTCGTAACACCCGACAGCGAGGCTGGCCAGTACGGAGAGTACGTTGGTTTGCCCGTAGCGTCCGTGTAGCGGCAACCGTCAAAAACGCCGATAGCGGCATCATTAGCGGCAGCGATAGCGACGACATCAGTACCGCCAGTCAGCTTGACGAGGTCACCCTTGTAGCAAGCCGAGGCGTTGATAGCCGTAGGAAAGAAGGTTTCCGTGCGGATGGTGCCGCTCGGATGAAACACAGCTTTTGCGCCAAACGGAGCAGAAGTGGTAGTCATGATTTAGTCCTTTAGATGAATGAAGGCATACGGTTTGATCCGCGCCCGAGGTTGTTGAAGTCCCCTTCGACCTGGGCCAATGCTCGACCGTTGCTGTCCTCGTCATTCTTACGATTCACATTCTCGCGGATCGATGCTTCTTGCTCCATCGGCATATCATGATGGTAAATAGTCATCAAATCGTTATAGAGTTGAACCGGGATTTTGAAGAGCAGCATCTCGTTGCAAGTGACGCAGCCATCGAACTCTCCACCCACCGCTGTGTACTGAGTACCAAACCCTGGTACTTCGGACGCCTTGACTGGGATATAACCGCGCTGAATCCGCTTGTAGACCGGATCAGTGCTATTGGTAGTACTCAGCCAACAGTGATGGAACCCCTCAACTTTGGGGGGAGTAGGGAGAACTTCCTGAACCCACTCGTTTCGAAGCAGCCTACGCCGCTCCTCAGCCGAGAGAGCCGAGCCGTCTTGTTGTACGCGATCAGTATCCGCGCTATCACGGGAGCCACGCACAGAAGTGCCAGTGTCTTTCTTGAGGCGCTCATCGCCGAAAGTATCTTTGGTAGTCATGTTCGTAGCTCCTTATTTGGTGTTCGCTTGAGATTTGTCGTATTCTTGAAAACGCTTGATAGCGTCGGCTCTCTTTACAGGATCATCGTATACACCCGCATCCTTCAGAGCTTTCACTCGTTCAGCTGAGAGTCTATACGTTCCTTTCGGAGCGCCTCCAGAGTCATTGTTACCTCCGGAAACCGGAACACGATTCTTCGGTTGCGAATTACCTTGGCCTTGATTATACCTTGAATTGGCGCGATGGGGCAAATATTTTTTAACCCGAGAGTCCAATTCCTCCCAGTATTCCGGTGTAGTTGGATTCCACCCTTCTTTCACCATGCGATCGTCCAGCTTCAGGACCATGTCGCTATCCATGTCCGAACCGGTTGGATCATACCATTGATTGTTGGCGATCCAGTTTTCTGCATGTTGCTTGAGTCGCGGATCTAGAGCACGAGGTCGATTACCTTGAGCCGCCATACTCTTCTTGGCGTTCGTCAGCATGGCGTGACGCTGTTGAGCAGCGAACATCTTCTCCTGCGCATCTACCGCTGAGGCTCCGTCGGCCAATTGAATAGCGTTGCGGTTGATAGTCTTGAAGTGATTGTACAGGTCCTCGGTACGCTTGAGCTCCTGGTCAATCTGCGCCATCTGATTACCCTGCCCTTGGCGCTCAACCGAGGCCACGCGGGTAGACAAATCATTGATTACCGCGTCGCGTGTGGCCAACTCACGCTTCAATGATTCAATGTAGTTCTTGCGGGATTCTTTGTTCTGAGCCCGACGAGCCCGGTTGCGCTCACGACGCTCCTCAGCCTCTTCAGCGGTTTCTTCATCATGACCAGCTTCATCACCGTCCGTAGACTTAATGACTTCGTCGTGGTCTTGATCGTGATCATTCGGTTCGTCTGTCTTCGGCGGAGTTTCCTCTTTACCGATAGTGACGCTACCGTCTGCTTCTTCCGTAATAGGAAGGTCTTTTACTTCATCAGTCATTTATACGCTCCTTGCGTAAATTACAACAGTTTATCAAAGGCTTCGAAGTTGCTCTCCACTACCATCTTGACGTTGAAGTCTTCGAAGATAGCGAAGGTTGCTACATCCTCTGTTCCAGGGATATCCACTTCAAAGCGGAAACCACCCCAGCGAGGAGCAATGATAATGTCGCCAATCTCCGCCCAAGCCCCTTCCTTCCAGGTGACACCGCTGTTGCGATCCTTGAAGGCGATCTGGCCGATCTTGACGATCTTAGCCACCTGCGTGTTGCCGTTGTTGAAGTCCTTGGTCTCGTTAGCGAGAATGATCCCACCCGAAGACTTGGCCTTCAATGTGCGAAGTTGCACCAGGATTTGATTACCACACGGTTTGGCTCCCGGCTCTACTTCAGGGAAGTGTTGAGAAATATACTCTGTCTTATTCACAGATTTTGCTCCTTTTCTAGGTCATCGCGCATACACTGCTCCAGGAGTTCCAGCGCGAACAAGATACCCCTGTATTTTCCGGCAGCTACCCCATATTGGAATAGGTCGGAAGTTCCCATCAACATAGCTCCGGCAGCGTGCTCGGCCAATTCGGTCTTGGCCTTGCCGATGAATATGTTAATAACTTGGTGGCTCATTTTGTGACCTTGGCCTTAGCTTTGGGCTTTTCTTCCGAAGGAGTTTCGGTAACCGGAATAGGTTGAATGTCACACGAAGGGAAATCAAGCTCGAGTTGAGCATGACTCTTCGCGGTTTCAATCACCGTTTGGTAACCCGCAGGATTTGTCAGTTGGAATTTCATTTGCAGCGACCTCCCTTTTTCATCGGTTTGGCTTCCTTCTTCTGCTCAGACTTCAGCAGCTTCTTGATCAGAGCCTTGTCCTGAGCTTCGTCGTCATGCACCTTACCGCCCTTGGCGTAACACTTGGCTTGACTCTGACCACCTAATTGCTTTGCTAGATTACTCATGGTTATACTCCTTGTAGAAAAATCTCCTCCAGGATGGAGAGTTGCGAATCATTCCTTGATGTTCGTTGGACCTTGACACAGGAACTCCTTGTAAGCTGGCCAAATAGCCGCCCAGTAACTGGGTAAAGTAACTCGTAACCAAAAGTTGCTCCAGTAAGTCAAAGGTATTTCGAGGAGCTTTTCCTCGGTTCGGTGATCTATTTTCCATTGTTCGAGTGATGTAACGCCTGTGTCCATGCTTGTAACTCCAATAATTGCAAAGTGGTCACAGCGCATTCTTCAGCTGTAACTTCGGTCGTAGCTCCACCGGCACTAGATTCAGGGTTGGAGGAGGTTGCATAAGCGCCGCTGGAGCTACTGGGTAGGGTGTTGGTTCGCATGGACGCACAGGGGGACAACACGCGGACAGGGTGAGACTTGTAGTAATCATGCAGAGCGTTAAGGTTCTTGTACCAGTCATTTTCGGTGGCCTCCTTCAGTCGGGTGGTTCGGTTCTGCTCCTCGATGATCTGCTGGCCGATGGCCATCTCGTATTCGGTGAGCTCGTTGATCGCCTTGTCCAGACGGCTTTGCTGAATGACCCAGGCGAAGTTGAAGCCGAGGAATCCAGCCAACAGATACGGCCAGGCGCGCAGTAGGAAAGTCATATCAGTCCTTCGTTGTGATGATGCCGAGCACCAGCCCGAGCATGAAGCCGAGCCAACACCCGGCCAGCACGGACAGCGCGTCCAGCTCTACCCCTGCAAACATAGTTCCTTCTCACGTTCCCGTCTTGCAGTAAGCCCTGGCCAGGTGACACCACCGGCCTTGTTCCATCTCGGCAGCTGGTTGCATGCGCCCTGCCAGTTTCCCGCGTTCTCCAGCTTGACCAGTGTGGAGCTGCAGAAGGCCTGCACCCCGACGTTGTAGGCGAACGAGACATAGGCCGCCCGCCGGTTGTCAGGGAGCTCGTGCGTCAAGCACTTGGCAATGGCTCGGTCGAACTCCTTCAGTCGGGTGGCGAGCTTCTCGTCGCACTGCTCGCGGGTATAAGTAGCCCCTATTTTGGCGTCGAGCGTTTCACCGTAACAATAAGTAGGTACGCCGATCACGTCCGGGTATGTGTAGAGGCGCAAGCCCTCCGACGCCCCAGTGATCGCGACGCAGACCGCCAGCCACCCGGCAGTCTTCTTTGCAACGGGTGTCACTTGTGCATCTCCGGCTGAGCCACCACACGCGACACCGCAGACCCAACCCCGGCCAGCACGGAGAGCAACGCGAAGGCTCCGCGTGGTAGCGCGTCCGAGAACATCGGCAGAACCACCTCGGCAGCGCTGAACGCGCCAGACAGGATCGCCAACCGCACGGACCAGGCCTTACGCAACACCTTCCTCCAGCCGTAGATCAACATCACTTAGGCCCCATCAAGAAACCCTGCCAGGCTAGCGACAGTAGCCAACCAGCCACGCCTACAGTGGCGGCAGCAAGCACTACCTTTTGTATATACGCGCGCAGCTCCTTCGTGTCCTTCGCCTCGGTGATCCACTTTTTATGCGCAGTGGCGTGGCCAATGAAGTCGGGCTTGCCCCGGTCGTCCGGAGGAAAGGCTTCGATCAGATGCTCGTATATCATGTCGGTTTTACTCATATGGTCCACTATTGCCTTTGCAGTAGCCTCATGTCGACGCTGACTATCCTCACTGTTCCGGTCTATCCGGCTGATGATTTCCTGGTAGCGTTCCATCTCGTCGTCCGTGTGGTCCATGAGTAACTTCTCGATGCGGAAAGAATGCTGCCCCAGTCTCTCATCAACATGGTTCAGTATGTGTATTGGGATTCCTCGACGTTCATCCCCGTGCCAGGTCTGTTCCACTACAAAGCCTTATTCAATAGGTTGATCTACAGCGGGAGCCATCACATTATCTATAATGCCGCCTGCCAACTTGTGGCCTTCTTTCATCTGCTCAATCTGAATAGCGGTTTGATTGTCCTCATGGTTCTTGGCAATCTCCGTCTCTTGATGTTGCTGATTGTCCATCTTGTTCAGGAGTATGGAAAGCTGAGCTTCCAGTTGATTATTGCGATCATCGGACTGCGCTTTCTGCTGAGCCAACATTTGCTCAAACTGCTGAACCTGGGCTTCCATTTGCACACGCTGATTGTCAGCTTGCAACTTAGCCTGAACCTGTTCCTGATTAATCTGCATCTGTTGCATACGTAGCTGCTGATCAAGCTGAGCTTGCTGTTGCTTCATCTGGCTCTCAACTTGGAACTTCTGTTGATCCATTTGCAACGTAGCTTGATCAACCTTGGACTTACGTTCAATGTCCATCTGAGCGATTTGCAAGCTGGCAGTGACTTCCGGAGGCATAGGAGGCTTCGGCATCTTAGTCTGAACTTGTTGAAGCAGACCGAACATAGCCGGCATGATCTTACTAAGCTGCTGCGCTAGCTGCTCCGAAGCCTGCGCAATGCCAGCGGCGGCGGCGGCGTCTTGTGAAACACCCTGCGCTACGAAGGACTGCGCCACCTCGCCCACAACTTGCTTCGTCAGCATTTCTACGTGTTCTTGCATGTGCGCCAACACAGCCATCATAGCTTGCCCCTGAACTAGGGGATTCTGGACGACAAACGGGCTGGACAGGTAGGCAAGGTGCCCGTGTAAGTGTGCAATGTGATCTTGCTCGAAGTCTGGCTTGATCTGCATACCCTTCATCGCCGAGAGAGACTCGGTCAGAGGATCGGCGGTCAAAGGCTTAGGAGGCTTCGGCAGCAGCTCATCAATACCGTCCACACGTAGCAGTTCCAGCATACGACGACGCAGAGCCAGCTTGTTCCAATGCATGTTAGGATCTGCGGCGTCCTGGGCCGCCAACTGCATCACCGATTGCATCTGAGCGAAGCGTTGCGTCTCGCTGAAGATGTTAGGATCGGAGATAGGTTCAATGTCGTCGGTAGCTTGAAAGTCTTCCGGAGTCAAGCCGAAGCGCTGAAGGTCTTGAGCGATACTCTCGGGGTAGTCCGCGATCAGGCGACAGATGATCTTGAGAGCCTTGCGTTGACTATCGTGAAGGCGAGCATGAATAGAACTGAAGACCTGGCTACCTTGTTCAATCAGAGCTAGAGTAGTCCCCACCGGCATATTGGAACCGGCATCCGCGATCTTCTCTTCGGCGGTAGCTACGACACCCTTGGCTTGCGTCGTGATCCAATCTAGCAGCTGGAACAATACGGCGCTAGGAGGATTGAACGGCAGAGGCATCATGATCTTACGGATGTCATCTACTCCAGCAGGAGCTTCTATCTCCGTAACCGAGGTGATGTCCATCGACACGTTCTGACCGCTAGCTCTACCACCCTTGAGCTTGACGGCGGTTGGCGCGTTGTTGATGTGGGCCGAGTCCAGCAGGGCTCTGAGAGAGCCGGTCAGTGAGGCCGCAAGACCGCCGATAAGGTGAGGCAAGCCGATACCATATGCTCCACGCCACGGAAGGAACTTGTCTTCCACCCACCAATCCAGCTTCTCCGAACCTTCATCGGTTTCGCGCCAGTTGCGATAGATGGCAGCGATCTTACCAGTAGGTTCGTCAATGTGAATAATGTAAGGCTTGAATTCGCCTTCTTCCTCTACGTCCCAAGTGCAATCCACTTCGTAGATGACGCGAATACCGTCTTCGTTGTAGCCTGACTCGGTCTTGCCCTCAATCTTCTCGTTAGCCTTGGAACTGCTAGTACCTTCAGGCGCGGAGGTAGCTCTCGGTCCGAAGATGTCGCGGTAGAAACCCTGCTTCACTTCACGGTTGATATACTCTTCCGTGCGCTCTTGTTCGTGAGTACGGCGCGACGCGGTGTAGAAGGAATTGGCGGCATATGGCAGGAACATCTTGTCGATAGGCACGAATTCCATCCGCACCCGCTTGCCATCATGCCAATACTTCTCGTACTGAGAGCCTCCTAGAGGAAGTTGAGTGAGTAGCGTTTCCTTCTCGGAGCGGTACTCCGGCATCTTCTCGACGAGGTAGAAGTTCAGGAAGTCCCGCTTCTTCTTAGCCTTGGCTAGCGAAACTTCATTACTCTCGCCGACGATCTTGGTACGAACCGGACCGTTAGAGGGGAACAGTTCCTTGATAGCTCGGGCTGAGAAGTCTACACAGCCTTCAGCCAGTACCGGATGGACCACCTTGGAAGCGCCATCAAATGTAGCTCCTCCGGGTGCGTCGTCGCCGAGTCCGGTACGTCTGATTCCTTCTTCCTGTTGTTTGTCCCGCTCAGTGCGAGCCTCTTTGTCCTTCTCGATCAAGTCGAGTAGGGAGGTAGCGATCTCGTTGAGTTGAAACTCATCCAGGGTTTCGGCTAGGTTGGAATTGAATCCAGCGTCTGCGCCGGAGTCGTCTTCCAGCTCAGCGTCCATCTCGATCAAGGCTCCTCCATCGGGAAGCTCAGTAACCCCAGGAAGAGGCGCATCTAGCCCAAAAGAGGATTCGTCTGAAAGCGTTGTATCAGGCATTGTTAGTTATTCCATTCCGGAGTTGATTTAGTATAACCGATAAATCACCGACAGTTTGTACATTTTTAGATTGAATCAAACCGCCGGATGCGAACATATCTGGAAGATCATCTATCAGAGTCCATGGTTTACCTTCTCTCAGCTTCTTGATCTCATCCATAGTTAGGTAGTCCCCACCTTGATAAGCCGATAGCTCTTCTGGCGTAAGTGCGGTTTTCCTATACAAGCCCGTATTCTGCAAGTCTCCTACATCGCTCCACTGCCCAGACTTGACGAAGTCTTGCACGAATGGGAGGTAGTCATCATTCGGTTTGGCGTTACCTTTACCCTTGATTTGGATTATCTTGGATGGCTCAGCGCTAGCATCATACAACTCTTGAAGTCTCTCAGGCGTAATGATTCCTGCTTGGTCGGGGTAGTAATGTTTCAATGGACCCTCGTAGGTGTCCACCAGTGCTCGTTCTTCAGGTGTCAAACGCCCATAGTCGCGCTCTAATCTGAATGATCGCTTTGCTCCAGGCTCCACCTCAATAGTCACATGAGGCTGGCCCTTCTTGTCGCGCAGGGAGTAGATCTTAGACTTACCGGAAGCCACGTCGTCGCAATAGCCTCCAACACAGTGGCCCATGGTATCGCCTTCGTATTTGAGGGCGTCTTTGAGAGACTGCTGTTGAGCTCCTATATAGTCTTCATTAGGGGCTTCTTTGATACTACTCAGCTCAGGTTGTTTCAACTCCACCCAGCGCATTCCACGCGGGTCATCGGGATACTCTTTGTGTAGGTGAGTCGCCGCGTTGTTAGCCTTCTGGGCATCGAGTTCAGCTTTCTGAGCCGCACGCCAAGCATTGATTTGAGCTACACGCTCCACGGCTTGAGGTACAGTGACTTTATTCAGGCGATCAACGGGGAACTGCAGGTGACGCGGTAGCCCGGATTCAGGATTGATTGAATTGGATAGCTCGTCTATGAGGTGATTGAAACCTAGGTCGTCTCCTAGGTGTTTTTCAGCCGGTCGGTAGAATGGGGTATTAGGATCGAGCGCGTTAATCCAAGCTTCACCTAAATTGGAACTTCCAAAGTTCTGATAGGTGGAGGCTGGTTCCGAAGCTATTACATTGTCTGCGACACCCTCCCACGACTTAGCAGGTAGTGACTGAGCAACCGCAGTCTGACCAGGACCTAGGTATTTGCCATGCATCTCCGGTCTGAAATTCAAAGCACCTGGATCAACATGCAACACCCCTCGCTCAGCCAACGCTCTCACTGGGTCCCCTGGAGTAGCCATATCATTACGGACGTACTTGGTGAGAGGGCCTTCGATCCAGTTATTGAGGGGGTGCTCTTTTACAAATTTCGTCATGACTGGATGATATAGAGGGTGATCTATCAAATTCTCCAGTTGAGCCTCTTCACCAGGTAACTTGAATAGATTGCTAGGTACTCCTTCTTTTCTTAGCCTTTCCAATAACATAGGTATCATATCGTAGCTAAACGTATCTTTCTTCAACCCGCTCAGCGCATTCTCTACGCTTCCGCTTAGCCAATTACCACCCTTCGACTTGATGACTCCCAGGCCTCCGTTGATAGAGTTGGTCGCCATGTCGAAGTACTCCTGCTGGCGCTCAGCTTTGGTCTTACGACGGTTAGTCAGCTCTCCTTTGGAGATCACTGGAGCCGTACCTGCGTTACTGTTAGCAAGAGTGTCCGCCAGCTGTTGCAAGTATCCTCGCGGATCAGTGTACAGGTCCCGAGCCCTACGAGCCGCCTGTCTCTTGGCGTTGTCTATCGCGGCGAGTATACTACCCATCATTTACCTCTCATTTGAATTAGACCACCTTGGTAGAACTCAAAATCCAGACCGTTATCTTCCATCTTAGCCCCTATCTTGCGATAAAAATTAGAGGCTTCAGGAGCAGATACACCTGATATTTTACCATATCGATGTCGTAGATCGCGCATCGCTTGACCACCCGCACCATTACCTTGTTCAACTAACGAGGTAATAGAAGGTAACCAAGCCCCTGCCTCGCGACTTCCAGAAGGTAACACTGTAGCATAAGTTTGAGGAATACCTTCAGCATTACTAAACAGATACCCTACAGCGTTAGGTTCGTTTTCTAGGGCATGCAAACCCTGAGTTAGGTTTGTTTGATAAGACGGAGGAAGACTCTTTGGTTTTAGATAACTCTGCAATATATCTCGCAAATCGTCTAACTCGGATGTATGAAACTTATCCACTTGACGTATAGGACCGCTACGAGCGATAGGTTTCATCCTCATCACCGCCTCAGCTTCAGGACTATACGAAGCGAGTTGGAACAGAGCACTCAACGGCGACACCGCAGTTATAGCGTCTATCACGGGTGAAAGAGCTTCTTGGGCTCGATACTTCTGAACTGAGGAAGAGTTCTCTATTGAAGGTCTCTTGTCGTTACCCCCTAGCAGATTCAATCTCCGTAAGGCTCCAACCGACAAGCGGGGACGCGCCTGCATTTGTTCAGAAGTATCACCCATGATTCAATACCTAAGTGGAATGCTCCTGATTATAAATCATTCCTCGGATTCGGGCAACCTCTTCCTTGGCTTCGGTTTAGATACAGGCCTGATTGAATACAACGCGCACTTGGTCACGGTACAGGCGGCAATCTGTTGGCGCCAATTGCCGGCACCCTTCGCATGTTCATCGTAGATGCAATCGCGACAGTGAGCATTAACACAGGCACGGAGTGAGCGTTTACCACCCTCGGGGGTGGCTTCTATGGCGTTTTCTAGCTCATTGTCGTCTTGGTCTAGGGCTTCGGCTATCGAGGTCATGTTATATCCTTAGAAGGTGGCGAATCGAGCGTTTATTATACCTTAAGTTCAACATGCGTAAGGATTCATCTTCCGCTTCTTGAGAGCGTAGTAATCAATTTCAGTTACTTCATCATCGTCAGCTCTATCCAGTTCTAACCAGGAGTTGTCGCGCAGGTAAATCATAGTCATGGAAAACACGTCGCATTGATCATCATGCGCTCCATTAGGGAACTTCTCTAATTCACTCACAAAACTACGAGCCCAAGTAACTGGCTTTCCTGGATCCTTTGCTGATTCAAGGATGTAAAGACAATCAAGTTCAAGTATTGGAGCCGCTTGGTGCGCTCTACTCACTTTGTCCGTAGTCGGATTGTACGCCACGGCAGGTAGGTTGGACTGCCGCAACGATTGAATCAATGATAACCCTGAAGCCTTAGCTTCAACCAACATCACATCCGCCTTCTTACCTTTACGCTCCCCGGTTTTACCATATACACTATGCCATTCCTCCACCATCTTAGCGTGTAGGTCTGGAAACGTCATGTGATCTGCCCAAGCGTCCAACAATATTGCTCCACGTTTACCAGCATAGGTAAAGACTCCCCATGCTTGGAATGCGGTAGGGTCATTGGTGGTCTTTTCTGTATACGCCGTGTCGTAACCTTGCACCACGAACTCTATTACAGGTAGCTCACGGTCATGGGGCCAGAGTTGGAAGTGATTGACCTTCAGTATACCACCACCCGCAGGAGCAGGGTGTTGTTGCATCTGACCCGCATAAGCCATCTCACCTAGCGTCTTCTTGTAGGACTCCACGGTCTTAGCGTTGAATCGCTCAGGGAACAATAGCTCACCTTCCTGGGTCCTCGGGTCAGTGAAGCCTATGGACGTCACGGACTTGCGGTCGGCCTCGTACTCCATCGGTAGGCATAGGTGCTCGTATCCTAGTCTCTCACTCAGAATGATACCACTAGGATCCTTCTCGTGTAGTCGTTGCATGATCACTACGATAGCCGAGGTGGCATCATCGTTCAAGCGGGTAGGTAGGGCTTCACGGAAGGTCGATTCACACGCAGATAGAGCCGCCTCGCTGTTGGCGTCATCCACGCTGAGCGGATCGTCCAGGGTTACACGGTCACCACGAGAGCCGGTCATGGAGGTGAAGGCCATCGCCTCACGAAAGCCGGTCTTGTCATTCTCGAACTTGGTCTTGGCGTTCTGGTCTCCCATCAACGTCATCGGCCAACGCTCTTGATACCACGGAGACTGAATCAGGCGGCGACACTTGATATTGTCTCGCACCGCCAGGTCCTGCTTGTGAGCCGTGCTGAGGAATCGCATGTGAGGTTTGTCCAACGGCCCCCACTCCCATGCCGGCCAGAAGACGTTAGTCAGCAGGGACTTCATGGAGCCCGGTGGAACATTCATCAGTAGTCGAGTGATATCCCCATCGCTCACCGCTTGTAGGTGAAGGCAGATAGCATTCAAGGCCCAGCCCCACTTCAACGCGGTAGCAGGTTCCAACACGTGCCACGCTTGCTTAGCGAACTCCGCCAGGGAGGCTTCAGCTGCTCTTACCTCTCGCTCCTTACGTATACTGTCTAGCAGTATAATGGGGCTGGTATGGTTCATCTCACTTACTCATCTTGGACAAGAGTTTCTCCAGCAGGTCAAGTTCTTTCTCATTCAATCCCTTGAGCAGCTTTGAATCCAGCTTCGGCTCGGTGATATCCTTGGATTCCACTTCAGTCTTGACCGGCACCTTCCTGTGAACATAATCCATCAGAGTGCGAGCCGCCGAAATACGATCGGTGATCTTGAAGTTCTCGGATCGGTAAGTCCTAGCCAGGAACTCCAGCGGCATCTCACCCGAGGCTTGAAGCCATCTCACGGTCGCAGCTTGTGTATCGTCCAATCCTTCCGCTTGACTCGGTATCTTACCCGCTTCAATATCCAGACCCATGGCTTGATTCAATAGTCTCCGCTCATGCTGTATCTCCGGAGCCAATTCAATCACTATGTCGATCAGTTGTTGCGTCTCGTATTCAAACACCCACTCTTCCATCCAATGAAAGTGCTCCATGTCCTCATCGTGGCGCATAATCGGACGATCACCCCAGACACTCGCCACACGCTTGTAAAGGGAGCTCGAGGACTTTGCTTCTAGTGCGCTAGGGGCTGCCCTAAGCGCCTCATCGATACGCGTCCTAAGGTGGGTAGGGCATCCTTCGTACCATGACCAGGCGTTCCAAGGCTCGACGGTTCCGTAGAAGTTAATCGCCATTACCAGACGACGGCTCACGAAGTCTGGATCAATCCGATGAGGAAACATGGCGGACCAGAAGGCGGCGCTCTGTTCATCTCCCGTCAAACTATTCCACCATTCTTGCGTGTATGTTTCGTCGTGAGTGGGAATCACTCCTGTCGGTCGGAAAGACGGCACGCGGTATTGCGCAATCTTGACGCGCTGATCCAGCGGCAAGTGATCGAACTTTGCACACGACGGCGACGGATACATGGAAAGACTTCCACGGTGTTTGTAATTCATTTCAGCCATTTCGATGTCTCCTAAATAGCACTTATTCAATGCTCAATTATACCCCTAAAACAAGTGAGGGGGGCTGTCGACTAAGGGGGGCTCCATAGGGGGGCTAAAAGCACCAGAGCCCCCCTTAATTTGTGCCCCCATTTGCCCCTAAATTGCCCCCATTTTACTCTATTCTATTGCCCCTCTTTTTAAGGGGGGTGAGGGGGGCTAAACTGAGAGATAGATAGATAAAAAAAATTTAAAAATATAGGTCGTGTAAAGAGCCCCCCTCACCACCTGAGCCCCCCTTACTTACAAGCCTTTGTTTTCTTTAGCTTTATTCAAAAACTTATTTTACTGCCCCCACTTGCCCCCATAGCCCCCCTTAATTTTTCTGCTAGCCCCCCTCATTTGTACTGCCCCCACCGACTTGCTCAAATCGGTATGCCGAGCGTTTATCTACCACATAGCTAGTAAGTCTCCACACTGCCCCCATCTTATCGGCAAAGGGATATTCTTTGACAATGTTCATAGCCACGCCACATCGTTGAGTCAAATCTTGCCTAGGACGTTTGCTTAGCGTAGTCACCCAGGTTTCTTCCGGAGATTCCACTCCTATTCTCTGAGCTATATCCGCTGCGGTAAAGTACTTGCCGGATTTGCTTTTAGCACTACGCAACCCTGTCACCCAGAGGTGGAGGGCAAACTCCAGGAAGTTGTAACGAGACTCTTCCGATGAATCTATGGTACGGTCTTCATCTTCACTTACGGGAGGAGCAATATCCACACCACATGCCAGCATCACCGCACGGCGAATCATATAGTCCCAGATCTTGAATCGATGGTTGGGTTTCCAATCTCCGTCTCCTTGATCCATGGACCATTTGATAAGACTGATGGAAGCACTCACTAATCGGGCTCTATTGGCTAGCGCGTATCCCACGACATCCGGGTGTTTGAACTTTCTATCGGGATCTACCGACGTACGAGCTAGGCGTACAAATACGCTACGAGTCTGAAGATCCAGGGCGGGAGTAGTGTTTACCCCGTTGAGGAGGAACATAGTCTTGTTGGGAACCGATCGAGTCTCATTCTTTCCTAGGACTCGGAACTCGGGATTAGTGGAGGTAAGAGTCTCCGTCAGAGCGGCACTGCGGAACTCACCGTCATGATTGTCTAACGTAACCACCCTACGGCCACGGCTGAGAATGGCCGAGAGTTGCTTCTCTTGCTCTTCGTCTGAGCCACCCCTAGTGAGCGCGGCCATCGAGGCTTCTACACCACAAGACGCAGCAATTAGACCGCTCAAAACTGACTTACCATCGGAGTATTGCGAGGACGTAATGACGTACAACGGGCATATATCGAGAACGGGGCGGACGACCGCCGTGAGGATAGCCGACAACGCAGCGGCTCGATAGCGTTTACCTACGAAGGGGAAGTCTCCTAGTATCTCGTTCAATATAGGTAGAGCTTCATCGTGGTACATGGGTTGTACGGGGAACTCGGAGGCGAAGAATAGTTTCAATTCGCTATCGTACGCCCAGGCTTCTTCTATCACCTTGCCTTTGGATGTTATCAATGGAGTGTTACTGACTCCCAATAGTACCGGCAGCTCACCTTTGTATGTGGAAGGATCCGCTATTTCCAACGCCAGAGACGTAGGGCATTTGATATCCTGATCCGTGATAACCCCTGTGGCTTTGTCCATGTTGGATTGTGTGAAGCGTATCTCTCGAGTAAGCCAGGAGGACGCATTAACACTTTTGTCCAGAGGAACTATATGAGCTTTGCCTTCGTTCTTGGTCACCACGCAGGCTTGCCCGGCCATCTGATAGAACTTCTGGGTAGAGACCATTGCCTCCAGCGTGATATCTAACCATTGCGGCTCACGAGAGGTTACTATACGAACCTGAGGGCGTTCATCCTCTAGATCCTTGTCCCCTTGTTTCATGGTCTTGGAGAGCCATTTGCACAAAGGTTTGGGCCAGCGATCGGAATTGTACAGGTAGCCTATGCCGGCTACCTTGCCCGTTTCCGTATAGACCTTTCTGGTGGATTCCAGAGAGCTGAGACGGTCTTCAAGTCCGGTCTGACCTGAGTGTTTGGCGATATACCGAACCGACTTTTCAATCAGCTCGTCGGGTACTCCGGCGGCGACCAGGAAGCCGCACCAGTACAACATGTCATCATGAAACTTGCCGCCTTTGAATTGCTCCAAAGCGAAGTGAGAGGCGGCCCCTACTCTAGCGCACAAATACAGGTAGGCTCGAGTGGTTTCAGTGATAGTTCCTTTGGGGATAGCAGAGGAGTTATCTGCCCAGCGGACGCAATCAACTTGAAAGCCTATTTCGTGATCTACGAATACGCTGGAAGGGCACATAGTTTGCCGCCCTTCGGTTCTTACTTCTACCGCCCCTTTACCGTATGGGTTCTTTACCTCCATCACTCCTTTGCCGGAGTCGGACACCTTGTATAACCAATGTCCTAGCTTTTGTTTTCCAGTACCATAGAAGCGTCCGAACTTATATGGAGTGTCGGGAAGGAAATGGGGTAATACGTCTATAAGTTCTTCGATGTCAATATCAATATCACAAATGCCTCCACCCGCTTCTCCCGTGAAGATACCGATGTTATGGTACCCTAAGAAGTCACTTACGTGAGGGACTGGACGTTTGAGCCATTCGTCTCCTACTGGGCGTTTGAGTGCTTTGTGAAGCAATACCGGACGCAGCCCATTTTCTATCAATTCGTGGTAAGTCTTGCGCACCAACTCTTGATGCTTCAGTTCATCGTAACCTTCTTCCCTGAGACGAGCGCAGGCCTGAGTAGAATTCAGAGCCTTTGGAGCCATCTTCACGACGTTACTATTGGTCATATTCTTCTTGTCCGGTTAGTTATTGTGTCCGGTGTAAGGGAGAACCCTCGAGAGCTATTAGCTAACTCCCGAGGATTCAAATGCTGGGAGCGACCTAACGGTGGCGACCGGAAGACACCACCGTATTAGCATACTCGATTTTGAATCAAAAGCCAAATCAGAAGTGCTCGTGGATTACATTCATGTACTTTCCATTCTTCTTGATAGTCAGTTCTCTAGGTGTTGGGAGACCCCAACTCATCGTCTGAGCTTGCTCAGCCTTGAATGGAGCGGTGGCTCGTCGTCGAGCAAACCAATCCTCCGCTTGCTTGCGCGCCCACCCTGAATACTCCACACAAACGAACTGCGAAGCCGTGACATGCGCTCCCCCTTCCACCAGGCAATCGTATTGAACCATCAGGAGGCTCTTACCTTCTTGACTCTTGCTGCTGATTACTATGTAGGATACTCCGCGGACTCGCACCTTGGCGCCTCCCGGACTAGCTAGCATGGGATCCAGGTTGGTGAGTTGATCTGTGATTTGTACCGAGCGTTTGTTACCGGAAGGCTTCCTGGGTTTCGGGCTGACTTTGATTACTCCGTCCGACACTTGAGTGTAGCAGTCTTCCATACCAACGCAGATACCGCCGTGGAGCGCCAGGTTACCTGAATAGTCCAGGATGAGACAGTTCTTCTTACCTTCATTGGTGCGAGTTCCACGGCCCAAAACTTGTTGCCAAAGTCCAAGAGAGGTGGTAGGGCGTATACAGACGATACAATCCAAAGCCTTGAAGTTGAAACCCGTTGAAAGAACATTTACCGAGCACATGACCGGAAAGTCTCCCGCCTTCCAGGAGTCCAGCAAGTCGGATCTGTCTTCCGTTTCACCCACCACGACTGAAGCTGTCATTCCCGTCTTGGTGAAGATTGCCGCCGAGCGTTCGGCCACGGATACCGTAGGGCAGAAGACCGCGATGTGTTTCCTTCCCTCGGACAACTCCTTGACACTCTCGGCGACCGCTTCCAGCCACGCGTCGGTCTCCTGTTCTTCCACTGAGCGTTGATCGTAGTCTCCGGCGATCTTCTTGAGCCCTTTAATATTGAGAGTGAGCGCGGCATTGACACCCACCAACGGAGCCAGGTAGCCGTCCTTGACTAATTGAATCACATCAGCATCGTAACACTTGTCCGTGAAGTATTTGCCCTCACCATATACCGGACCATCGATGCGGAAAGGTGTGGCTGAAAGTCCAACACGTCGAGCATCTGGAAAGGCCGCAAACACCGTGGGGTAGAACTTGGCATCACTACTCTTGTCGGCGCATAAATGGCATTCATCAACCATTATTAAGTCAAACGGTTCTATCTCACCCCGCTTGGCCGGACCGTAGAGGGACTGAACCGAAGCGAACAACACGGCGTGACCTTTGTCGGTTCGTTCCAACCCTGCACACAGGATACCCGGTTCAATACCGGTCAGCCCTTGAAACTCGGCGGCATTCTGCGCCACCAATTCTTTCACGTGGGTAGCTATGAGAACCCTTCCTCCCTTGTCCAGAATCTTGCGCGCCACCTCCGCCAGCACAAGTGACTTTCCACTGCCGGTAGGTAGAGCAATCACGGGGTGTTCTCCTCGGCGCAAGGCTTGCCAGCATTCCTCCACCGCTTCTTGTTGGTAGGGTCTGAGCTTCATAGATAGTTTCATAGGTTCTTTCAATGGTTCTAGAACTGGCGAGAACGCTCTAGAACGGATTATCACAATTGTCAATAGTAAGCTATAGCTATCGGTCTCTTCGCGGCACCTTCGCACTTGGCCTATCCAGGCATGGGTTTGCAGCCTGGCCCATTATACCTCTGCCCCCACTCTGAAGCCAAGGCAAAAATAATTTACCTCGACCCAAAAATAATGCTTTACTTCTTTGCCCCCATGAACTATAATGGCTTCACGGTTGCAAAAACCTACTACCGATAACTCGATAACTGAAGGAGATTCAAATGACTGCCACCAAAACCCTCAAGTCCTACTCCAGCCGCGCCAATGCTCGCCGCGCCATCTCCAAGATTGGTGAAATCGCTCTGCAGCATGCCAAAGAACTCATCACTGAACACGATGACGGCACGTTCTCCTTCTGGCTGGAAGAAGCTGAATGCCTGCAAGATGAAACCAACTGTGAGGGGTTTTCGGTTGATGTGATGGGCTCCCCGGAAGAAGTTGTCTCCCCGGAAGAAGTTGCCCAGACGGTTGAACCCATGGAAGAAGTTACGGAACCTGTGGAAGATCAGCCTCACACTCTAGTAGAGATGTTGGTAACGGCTCCTCGCACAGACTACGATTCCATGTATCCATCCTGCCCGAAGTGTGGTCAGTCCGAAGACCAAACCTTCAACGGTAAAGAAGGTACGGTAGAGGGTGATGACCAGTGTTTCTGCCACAACTGTAGCACGGTCTATTGGATTGAAACGGGCAAAGAAGTTGGCGCCAAGGCTAAAGTCGAGCACAAAGAACACGCCAAGTCCGAAACTCAGGCTGACACTATGAAGTCTTCTCTCAAACTCAATCGTACTATTGAAGCCTTTGATGATTCTACCGATGAAATGCTCCCGCTGGGTCAGTGGAGCAACGCGTACCAGATGTGGAAACAGAACCCGACGTGGATGACCTCCGGTCAGCAAGACCGACTCACGGCTAAGCTGTACTCCGCTGCCAAAGAAGGTCGCCCGGAGATCGTCGAGATCAATGAGCGTAAGTTCCAACTCGTGAATCTTGCCTAATCATGACCAAACTCGAAGGAAAGGAGATCTCATGAAGAAATGACCAACCACCTCGCCTTCTCCTCTACTCCGATCAGTAATGTTGATATTCATGAAAGGAATCTTGCGGCGGGAAACCCAAGAAAGAGGAGGAGGCAAAATAATGCTTTACTTCTTTGCCCCCCATGAACTATAATAGGGGCATCTAACAAATAACAGGAGCCGAAAATGAATACTCAAAACCTTGAATTCGAGTTGATCAACACCGAAGAAGAGATGTTGGAGCGAGGTTATCAGATGTGCTCACACTGCCGTGAGTGGTATGACGCCGTCAATCTGAATCTTCAAGGTCACTGCGACGACTGCCAATGCGAAGTAGATGAAGACGAGGATGAACCTAACATTTGCAAAGACTGCAACGGCTCTGGCGAAGGTATGTATGACGGTACGCGTTGCGGTTTCTGCGGCGGCTCTGGTGAATCAACTAACTAATAACTGAGGAGTATATCATGAAATACGAATTTACAGGCGAAGAGATGGTTGTGGGCAGGCGCACGCTAAAGCGGATTCGCGCCCTTGTGACAATCGTTGGTGTGGTGTCATCTGGCGATTGTGGCGGCTGGATCGAAAACGAATCGAATCTGTCGCAGGTGTCTGGCGATGCGTGGGTGTCTGGCGATGCGCGGGTGTATGACAATGCGCAGGTGTATGACAATGCGCAGGTGTATGACAATGCGCAGGTGTATGACAATGCGCAGGTGTCTGGCAATGCGCGGGTGACTGGCAATGCGTGGGTGTCTGGCGATGCGTGGGTGTCTGGCGATGCGTGGGTGTCGAAGACTCCTATTGTGATAACTGGAATGAGCTACACGACAGTTGTTGCTGACAACGTGCTGATTGCCGGATGCAAATGCTTCACTTTTGAAGAGTGGAGAAACAAGACACCTGACGAGGTTCTTGCGATGGATGGAAAGAGCGCCGCCGAGTTCTATCCAAAGCTGATTTCGATACTTAACCTTCTAGACAAATAGGAGTATATCATGACTGAACTCGAAACCCGCACGATGATCGATGAGTACATCGCTCTCAATTCCAAGATCAAGAAGCTGGAACTTGAACTCGCCGAGCGCAAGGATCAGATTATCGCCCTGGGTGAAGGTGCTCACCGCACGGCTAAAGGTCAGGTGACGGTTACTCTGAGCGAAACTCACCGTCTGAACAATGACCTGCTCAAAGCCAAGTTCGGCGAAGAAGTCCTGGCTGACTGCTACAAGACCTCGTCCTCTATCACAGTTCGCGTTACGAAGTTCTGATTATGAGCTCTCTGTTTTCCTCTCTGCTGAAAGATCTGGAGCATCTGAGCCCGACTAAGGCTCGAGCTCCGGTAGTCGTCCGGGCTAAGCTGGTAGACGGCCGCAAACGCAAAGAAAAACCTACGGACCTCTACCGTAGAGCGATGACCGGTAAAGGAGTGATGTCAGCCGTTGAATTGGCCAAGGTGATAAATAGATCCACCACGAGTGTTAATAACACTATGAATAGGATACTGATCCCACGGGGATATGTGGTGGTCGGTGAGCCGGTACCTACCGTGGGTAGTAACCGCAAAACTCTAACTTACAAATGGGTGAAAGAATGACATTCAAGCCTCTTTTGGCACACACGATCGAAGACACATCTAAGATCAATTACCCTGTCATGGTGTCCGTCAAACTGGACGGTATTCGCTGTATCGTGATAGATGGTGTAGCGTACTCGAGGAGCCTTAAACCGATCCGCAACACTTACGTACAGGCTTGTATAGGTAAGCCCGAATACAACGGTCTCGATGGCGAGTTGATAGTCGGAGATCCGTTTGCTAAAGACTGCTACCTCAAGACCAACTCCGGGGTCATGTCCGCGGACGGCGAGCCGGACTTCAAGTTCTATATATTTGACCGAATTGATATGGAAAGTCTACCGTTTGCCGAACGTCTCAACAGCTTACCCTACCAGTTCTATCACACTATGATAGTTGGTCACGTTAAGGTTTATGACGAAGCGGGTTTGCTTGAGATTGAAGAAGAGATGCTCTCCAATGGGGCTGAGGGTATTATGGTGCGCAGTCTCGACGGTAAGTACAAGCAGGGTCGCAGTACGATGAAAGAAGGTATCCTGGGTAAGGTAAAGCGGTTTCAAGACGCTGAATACAAGATCATCGGGTTCGAAGAGAGGATGTTCAATGGAAATGAGGCTACTATTAACGCCCTGGGATATACTGAAAGAAGCTCTCATCAGGAAAACAAGGTGGGTAAAGGTGACCTTGGCGCATTGGTGTTGGAGCTATCTGAGGGTGTTTCATTCAACTGCGGAACAGGTTTTGATGATGCGCAAAGGAAGGAAATCTGGGACCACAAGGAAAAGTACCTAGGTCAATACGCGATGATCAAGAGCTTCGCCATCGGCGTTAAAGACCTACCCCGCTTTCCGGTATTCAAAGGTATTCGCTCTAAGGAGGACATGTCATGATCTACGATGCTAGCATTATCACTATTGAAGAAACTCATACTTCCGTATTGTTCTCGTGCGCTGTTACCGATTACGAGGAACCGTACTACCAACGGGCCGTCATCTTCGACAAGGTGGATCAGGTGTTAGGCACTACCGGCTGGGAGTACGGTACTGAAGAGGGGCTTGAGGAGATGGAAACTGATCCTCCGGAGTGGGTTCAGCGGTTGTTTATCACCGTGTTCCCTCGGTTAGAAGATATAGCACGTACAGGTAATCCGTGCGAGATTGCGAGGTTTGTATGATGCGCTCATTCTCCTTCAATTACCAGATTGAAGATGTGAATCTTACGGTCAAAGGGGAATATGAAGCTTCTCCTACCGAAGAACCTAGGAATATAGCCCTAACTGATGTATTACACCAGGATGAGAGTATTATTCATTTGATGTCTTTCATCTTCGTAGGTAGAGTAGAAGCTATATGTCCTAATCGTGCCAGGTTAGACTGGCGTAATTGTTGTCAAATTGATAAGGTGATATTATGATCTTCACACTTGGCGCGGTGTTATGGTTAATAGGTAAAGTCGGTTCTGAGCTGTTAGAGTCGCCGTTTTACACCTCTACCCGAGACAAGTTTATCTGGCTACCAGTGGCAATCATAGGAGCTCTACTCATGCTTTACTCTATTCTGTCTCTAACTTGGAGTTATCTACCATGAATACGTATGAAGTTACATTGCGATTCGAGATGACCAAGAAGGTGCTGGTGGATGCGGTTTCGTATACGGAAGCGCGTAAACAGACCGAAGCCGCTATCAATACCGAACTGGTGAAAGTTACCGAAGTCACACTAATACAACCTGGAGAAACTGATGACCACTTCGATATTTCAAACGTTATCGCTTGATCGCGACCAGATCAAATGGGAAGAGCACCTGGGCGACCTGACTCCGGTGGAAAACCATCAGGGTATTTGGTTCAAACGTGAGGACAGCTTCGCTCCTTTGGGCTATGGTGGCCCCAACGGCTCCAAGTGTCGTCAGTTGATTTGGTACATGAACCGTTTCCGTGAGGGTAAAACTCATGTCTTGTCCGGTGCCTCTCTTCAATCACCCCAACTCCTCATGTCGGCTATCGTTGGAGCCCACTACGGACTCCCCTCCCGACTGGTCGTCTATTCCAAACCCGAGACAGTCTTGGGACACGCAAGTCCTGCGATTGCTCATGGATTCGGAGCCTCGTTCGAGTACGCCTCCGGACCTTATAACCCAATACTTCAGCGAAGAGTGGATGAACTCACGCGTCCCGATTCCCTGGTCGTGCATTATGGTATAACAGTGGATCACACGCAATATGATGCGGAAACGGTGAGGAAGTTCCATGAGGTAGGTGCTCGTCAGGTGGATAACATTCCGAAAGGGGTAACTACCGTCATCATGCCGACCGGATCTTGTAATTCCATCTGTTCGCTTATCCTGGGATTGAACCGAGATCCTAAAGATGTGAAGACCGTATTCGCTATGGAGATCGGCCCTAATAAGCGGGAATGGCTCAATACGCGTCTGAAATACATCGGTGTTGATCCGGACAACCTACCGTTCGTATTGAAGTATTACAGTCTACATGAAACCGGATACGCTAAGTATACCGACCATTTCAAAGAGAGCTTTGACGGTATTACCTTCCATCCGGTATACGAGGCCAAAATGATTCGCTGGCTGAAAGAGAATGGGTGGATTCAATCGGACAACAAGACTTTGTTCTGGATCGTGGGTTCGGCACCAGATATGAAAGTAATTGAGAAGTTCTATACCAATACTGCTAAGGAGGTGGCGTGATGGGCTTACTAAGTTATGAGGAATTATGCGAGTTGGTGGATAAAGGTGTTGTAGAGGGAGTAAAGCTAGAAGATGTAAACGGCACTAGTATAGATGTACATTTAGGCGCCAATATCCTGGTGGAGAGATCTAGCGAGGGTAATCAGACCGTATCCCTAAAAGATAAACATTCTTTGAATATGGAGAAGAAAAACATAACTGGAAACTTTTATGATTTACGACCGGGTGAATTCATACTAGCTCATACTACAGAGAAGTTTAACCTACCTGCGGACATCTCTGCTGAATTTAAGTTGAATAGCTCTGGTGCTAGAATTGGATTAGAAAACGCTCTAGCTACTTGGTGTGACCCTTACTGGCATGGTAGCGTTCTAACCTTAGAGTTGAAAAACCTAACTCAATGGCACACTATTCGGCTAGATGACGGTTGTAGAATCGGGCAGATGATTTTTCATAGAAGCTTACCTGTGCCAGAAAATAAAGGCTACGGGATACGAGGTCGATATAATCAAGATTTGTCGGTAAGCGGGGTGAAGAAATGACCGATACGGATTACCGACTCAAAGAGAATCGTAGAGAAACCTTTTTACACTTCTACGAGTTTCATTTGAAGTACCGCGCCCACCCTGGAGCGGTTTATCAACTGATTCCTTACTTTTCGGAGAAGCTGAATTGGGGTATTGAACAGAGGTTGTGGGCGGCTTCTATCAATTCCCTGACTCAATATTTTCCTACCACAGTCGCTATATTGGAGCAGTTACCAGAACCTCCTAAAACAGATGAAGATTGGATACAATTCAATACGTGGTTCAATGAAAACTGGCACTCTTTGCCTTTTGATAGCGATAGAAAATGGCAAAAAGTGGAATGCCCCAAGGCGATAGGTATATTGGGTAAAAAAGTGAAAGAGTACGGTTCCCTAGAAGCCTTATATACAGGGGACTTCACTACCCTTTGGAATCGAGTACGCAATGAACTTCATTCACTAGGTCGCCTAGGAGCTTGGTCAGGGTTAGAGTTTGTCAAGATAGCCGGACGCGGGGTGTTGAATTTCGAATATGACACCCTTATGCTGAAAGATATCTCCGGTTCCAAATCACACCGAAACGGTTTGTGTATCCTATTAGGACACGAGGAACTCGATTGGCATGATAAGTTAAATCCGGACTTCGACGGTAAATACACACCGAAGATGTTGAATTGGTTAGAGCTTGAAGGTGAAAAGTTACTGAGTGAAGCTAAAGAAAGATTCAAAGGTAAAGACTTTATCGGCGACGTGGGGTATGAAACTCTAGAATCAACTCTATGCTGCTACAAGTCATGGCACCGCCCTAACCGTCGCTATCCTTCCGTGTACAATGACATGTTGTACTCACGGCTACTTGAAACCGCTGAAAAGAACCCTTCGTTGGATTTGACCATGTTCTGGGAGGCGCGTAAAAAGTATCTACCTGAATCTTTACGGATTGAATGCAACCCTTCGCATCCGCAATATGGATCAAAGACGCTGTCCAAGAAGCTGCAAAATCTGTACCGCGAAACGGGTAGAGTACCTTTTGTTTTTGATGACTAAATTTAGTGGTTTGCTTTCTTGTATAGATCAGGTATAATTAAACTAAGCAAACCACTTGGATTAATCAAATGAATTATCAACATCTTTATAATAATCTGATTGAAAAATACGGGTCTTGGAAAAAGCCATTTGGGGTATATACCGAAAGACATAGAAAGTTACCGGGATGTTTTGGTGGAACCTATGTGAAGGGAAATGCTTTTTATGTTCCCGCTCGTGTTCATTTTTTGGCTCACCTACTATTGGTGAAAATTTATCCAGATAATGATAGTCTGGTAGAAGCTGTAAATCTTATGAGTGGATATCGTCAATACGGGGCTAAAGTTTACAGCTCATTAAGAATTAGGTGGAAGGAAATCCTAAGACTTAGAATGACAGGTGAAAGTAACCCGGCTAAAAGAAGTGAAGTTAGGGCTAAAAACTCAGCTAGCAAGATTTTACATTTTTCAGACCAAGAAAATAGAAAGAAGCATTCCGAAGCGACGCAGGAATCGTACCGTAATAATCCTGATAGAGCAGCAAATTTGAAGCTAAAAACTTCGGCATTGAACCCAGAAACCAGAGCTAAGATGTCTGCCGCGAAACTAGGTAAAAAGCAGCCCGAAGAGCTCATTGCAAAGAGAGTGGCAAAGCTGATAGGTAAGAAAAGAACACCAGAACAGTTGGAAGCTCAAAAAATAAGAGCTAGAAATCCCGAAACCATAGCTAAAATAGTGGCTAAAACAAGAGGACAAAAGAGATCTGAAGAAACAAAGCAAAAGATTAGAGAAAAAGCAATACTTCAACATCAACGCGCAAAGGAGAATCAAAATGTCTAATATTATTTGCAGCATCCGTGGAACTTCGGGATCAGGTAAATCGACGATTGCTTTTACTATCCTGAATAACTTTCCTCATGAAAAAGTACTTGATTCCGCTGGTAAGGTTCTAGGTTATAAGGTGGATGCCAATCTTAATCATCCAATTTATCTAGTGGGTAAATATGAAACAAAATGCGGAGGGTGTGACGCTATAAACGAACAACAAACTGCGGCTGATCGAGCTGTAGGGTTCTGGAAAGAAGGAGGTCATGTACTCATGGAAGGTCTCCTGGCTTCGGCGGCTGGACCCAAGGGTGCTGTAACTAAAACTATTCAAGAAACGGGTAAGGCTTGCTTCGCCATACTCACGACACCTGTCGAAACTTGTATCGAGCGTGTCAAGGCACGTCGTCTAGCTCGAGGTGATGAGCGCCCGCTGAATGAGAAGAATACCCGCGACAAATGGACTCAGACCATGTCTACGGCAAAGGCTCTGGATAAACTCGGTTACGACGTACGAGCGATTGACCACACTAACGCCTATGAGGAAGTGATGGCTATTTTCAAAGGAGCCGAACGTGGCTAATCCCTTCAACACTCCGGTTCCAGGTAACCCTTGTATAGACGACGTGCTCTACTGGGTATACGAGCGTGAGGTCATTCGGCTGCAGAAAGAGCGTAACCTGCCGGCTCCCTGGACTCCTGATCCAATACTCGCTAAATATCGCTTCTGTAATGTCCGCCGGCGAGACGACAAGATGTCTCAGTGGATGATCGCTAACATGTTCAATCAATACAAGATGAACGACGGTGAAGATCTCTGGTTCGTATCCGCTATTGCTCGGTATATCAATTGGCCCCCAACAATAATAGCTTTGCTGGTAAATGGCGCCATACCGCAAAACGCCGAAGACTTTAACCCTGACGTATTCATCGTGGTGCTGGATGATCTCAAGGCTCAAGGTTTGAAGGTCTGGGGAAGTGCGTACATGCAATTTCCAGGTCACGAGAAGGGTTCTAGTAAGGTCGAGACGGTAGCTCGCAAGTTCCTGTTACCGTTAGCTAAAGATGCGCCTAGAATACGTGCTGCGGCGGCCGAGAACCGCGTAGAAGCCCTTGTTTCGGCGCTTACCGAGCACTATGGGTTCAGTTCGTTCATGTCAGGGCAAGTTGCCGCCGACCTGACGTACTACTTTGATGAATTAGGTCATGCGAAAGACCTTTATACTTGGGCACCTATGGGTCCCGGAAGTCAGCGCGGACTCAATCGTCTTTACGGTAAGAAGCTAGGTCACCTTTGGAAACAAGAAGACTTCAATCAAGCTCTAGTTGTGATCTGGAAAGAAGTAGCTGAACAGTTGGACCTGGATAACGTATCACTTCACGATATTCAAAACTGCATGTGTGAGCTTTTCAAGTACTGGAAAGCGTTAAATCTTGAAGGGTCTCCTAAATCCACATATACTCATGAGACCGCTTACTAGGAGAATAACATGGAATATAACTATATACTGATTTACGCTCTATTGACGTTAATGCTCATGTTCCGTGAGTTAAAAGACCCACGTGATCCTATCGACATTTGGGCGTCATTCGTAGTAGGTCTCTTATGGCCTCTATTCATAGTGGTTAAAAGCTATAGCCTGTGGGCTAACCGGGAAAGGAAATAACATGGAAATTCGCGTCCGAAATGTGAATGAAGGTATCGCTGAAGCCTTCTGGAAGCTACGTGTCATGGGAGTAGAGGAAGAGTCCCGCAACGGCCCGGTCCTGGTATTCCCGGAGCCGGTGATGACTATATACGAGAAGCCTTGCGAACGGGTGTTGTTCTGGCCGGAGCGTGACGCTAACCCGATCTTTCACCTGATGGAATCCATTTGGATGATGGCGGGTCGTCGGGATGTCAAGTTCCCGGAACTGTTCAATTCCAGAATAGGTCAATACTCCGATGATGGTGAAGTGTTCAATGCCGCGTATGGTCACCGTTGGCGTGAGCATTTCGGAGTGGATCAGTTATCGGAGATCATCAAACTCTTGAAGAAGGATCCCAAGACGCGCCGAGCCGTGATGCAAATGTGGGATCCAGCGGACCTGACCAAGAATACTAAGGACATGGCGTGCAACACTCAAGTGTTCTTTGAGATTCGTAACGGTAAGTTGAACATGACCGTATTGAACCGCTCCAATGACATCTGGTACGGGTGTTACGGCGCCAACGCGGTTCATTTCAGCTTCATGATGGAGTTCGTAGCGATTGCCACCGACGTTGAGGTAGGCGAGTATCGTCAATTCAGCAACAACCTTCACCTCTACACGGAGTTGTACGACGCTAAGAAACACCTGGAAAACCCACCTATTGACACCGAGTATGATTACTACAAGCGAGGAGTTGTCAATTCCACACCTATGATGAGTCGTTGCTCTAGATTAGACAATAGTAAATGGAAAGATTGGTTGAATAACGCCGAGCTTTTCTGCGATAACCCTTTCCTTTACGACGTAGTCTACCCCGACTTCTTCCGTTACACCGCTTATCCTATGGCGATGGTGAGCAAGAGCCGTAAGGAGAAGACCTCTAGCGGTATGAACTGGGCTGAAAAGATTCATGACCCAGACTGGCGGATCGCTACGATTCAATGGATCGAACGCCGAGAGAAGGCTAAGGTAAAATAGTTGTTGCCTCGGTGCCCCTGTTCAGGTATAATGGGGGCACTTAACAAATAACAGGAGAAATGAATGAATCCTCAAGTGCAATTCCTTCTAGATGGCGCTAACGTCCGTCGCTATCATACCGTGACTACCCTGGTACCGGAAACCGTAGGTCATCACTCTCATGGAGTGGCTTTGTTGGCGTGTATGTTGTCGCCGGATACGCCTTCCATCAACTTGGTGTTCGCGGCTCTGGTTCATGACCTCGCCGAGCATCAAACCGGAGACATCCCCGCGCCAAGTAAACGGATGTTCGGTATCGGTGATCAGGTGAATGCTATCGAGGAGACTATCCTGGAACATTCAGGTTGGGGTCCAGAGGCTTTGACTCCGGCCGAGGCTCGTATCCTGAAGCTGGCGGATATCGGTCAGGGTGCGTTATTCTGTATGGAAGAGATTCAACGTGGCAATACGAAGATGGCGTTGGTATTTGATCGCTATATCAGTTACGCTGAAGGTATGAATCTAGTAGGAACCGAAAAGCAGTTTTTTGATAACATCAAGGAGCAAGTGAAATGAACGCTAATTCTCGTCAGGTAGCTGGAACCCATTACCAGGTTCCTAAAGGTGGAATAGGTCACTGGGATTATTGTATCGGCGCTAGCGTACCTAATCTGGAATACAACGCATCCAAATACGTGACTCGGTGGCGTAAGAAGAACGGGGTTCAAGACCTTGAAAAAGCTCTTCACATTGTGGAGAAGCGTATCGAGAGTGTTCAGCAAGGTGTGGGTATTCTCCGTAGCGTGAATCGCAAGGACGGTATGTTCAACCGATTCATTGAAGACAACAAGATCGTACATCGCGACCGTTGCATCATTGATTTGATCATGCACTGGAAACGTATTGATCAGCTGTACGAGGCTCACGCTCAGCTCAAAGAGATCATCGAAAAGTTCGAGGAAGAGAATGAAGGTGAAGCTACTTCAGCCTACGTGAATCAAGGAGGCGAATGATGGACTTCAGTAAATTGAAACGGTTCGATCCGATAGCTGCGATGGCCGGTGTTAAGTTGATGTGCGGGAATCACGAATATACGTATATCGACGGCCCCGACACCACAGGTAAGATATTGGTCAAAGATGTACAAAATGTGTTCATGATACCTACCAACGTGAATGAGTTTCGTATGAAACCCCTAGCCTGGGTGGAGGATAAGCCTGTATATAAAGGTGACACGCTGTATCACCGTGCGAGAGATACCGTTACGGCAGTAGATCAATACGAGAAAGGTGTAATAGTCCAATCCGAAGACTACACGGCGGGAGCGTTCTTAGAGAACCTATCCTGGATTAAATCTCCCCGTAAGGTTAGGAGGGAAGGGTGGATTAACATCTACAAGGGTGGCGAGATTGGCCAGTATGCTCATGATACAGAGGAACTCGCCAAGAGAGAGGTGGATACTTTTTATGTCGCCACCATCAAAATAGAATGGGAGGAAGAGCAATGAAACCGCTAGTTATCTATCACGCCAACTGCACTGACGGCTTTGGCGCAGCGTTCGCAGCCTGGACGGTCTTAGGCGATGAGGCTGAGTACCTGCCGATGCGTTACGATGAGGCTGAGAAATGGAATACCGAAGACGGTAGAGGTCGCGACGTTTACATTCTGGACTTCAGCTTACCTTCTAAAACCCTAGTGGTACTGACGGCTATCGCCAAGAAGGTTGTGTTTTTTGACCATCACAAAACCGCGTTTGAATCGCTGTTGGGTGGCGCGGCGGTAGATTACATGGTGGAGGGCAAGAAGTATGAAGCTATCTATGTTGATGGTAGTCATTTTATCCTGGACAACAATCGCTCTGGCGCACTAATCGCCTGGGAGTATTTCAATCCAGGTACTGTAATCCCAGCACTGATTAGCCACATCGACGACTATGACCGCTGGCAGTTCAAACTCGATGGCACAAAGGAGTTGAATAAGGCGTTATGGTCAGGAACCCCGTGGAACTTCGAGCAATGGGAAGATCTGGCGTGTTCAGACCTAACGCCGATGTACAAGGCGGGTAAGGCTATCCTCCGCGCCCACGACCAGAACGTACAAACTGTGGTCAAGGGAACGGCGATGGACTGCACGATTGTAGACTTCAGCACTATTACTGGATGGGAGTCAGGTCACTGCGGAGACATTCCACATTACACCTCATTCTCCGGCCTCATGTCCAACTGCCCAGCCCATCTATCCAGCGACGTAGGTCACGAGCTAGCCAATCAGAGTGGTACGTTCGGTCTGCTCTGGTCTATCCGCAAGGACGGCAAGTGCGGCTGCAGCCTGCGCAGCAACGGTGACTACGACGTGAGCGCTATCGCCAAAGCCTTCGGTGGTGGCGGACACAAGAATGCAGCCGGGTTCGAAGTACCTATCACTACATTACTGAGCTGGGTGAAGCCATGACCATCGAATGCTACAACATCAAGTGCAAGAAGCACAGCAATAATGAAATGCCTCCAGACGAAGGTCCGTACTGTTACGAACACGAATGTTGCTTCGAGCCTCTAGTTCCTGCAGGCTACCCGGCAGAAGAGCTTGAGCGTGACAACCCTTACAACCAATGGATGTATGAATCATGAAACTCAAGAAATGTCCGTTCTGTGGATCAGACCAGATAGATGTCATCACAATCGGCGATCTCTATGAGGATGATGAAAATTCAAACTCAAAAATAGCTAACTGCAACTTCAATAAAGGAGGCTGCGGGGCTGTCGGCGGAGCACGACCGACTGTGCGCGAAGCCATCGAAGCCTGGAACCGTCGTGCCAAGAACAAACGGCCTTGGACGAAGAACACTGGACAACGTCCTGTAGACGGCGACACTAAGATTGATGTGAAATGGGCTGATGGGGAAGAGTATAGATCAGTACGCGCCAGCCAAGTAACGTGGTATATCGATGAATTCAAAAACATCACCCACTGGCGCTTAGCAAAATGAGCAAGACTATCGTATTCGACACCGAGATTTTAGGTGGAAGACTACTGTTCAAGGGTAGGGTGCTAGAGAACCGGAACATCATATCGATTTGGCTACACGAGGAAGACGCCATCTCTCGTTTGCGGGAGGTGATGAACTCCGGTTGTACCTTCGTGTCGTTCAACGGTATCAAGTTCGATGCTCCGATCATTTCTGCCGTATTGTCCGGTAAAGACGTTCATACGGTGAAGATGATCGCTAACTCTATCATTGAACACGAGATGCAACCGTGGGAGGTAGAGCGTCGGTTCGGCCTTCCACCATTGAAGTTCGATCACATTGACTTGATTGAGGTAGCGCCGAGTTTCGTAGGTTTGAAGGCTTACGGCGCACGTATGCATATGAGGTGGCTGAAAGACCTACCGTACGAGCACGATATCGAATCATTGACAGATGAGCAATGTGAAGAGGTGGATCGGTATTGCGAGAATGACCTTGACACTACGGAGGAACTGTTCAAACGGTTGGAAAAGCAACTCTTGCTACGAGTGTCAATGAGCAAGGAATATGGGATTGATCTACGTAGTAAGTCTGACACGCAGATGGCTGAAACCGCGTTCATAAAGAGGCTCGGAGGTCGCAAAGCCAAGCCGAAGGTGCCTCCGTCTATCGCCTACACGTTGCCGGAGTATATCTCTTTTGAGGCTCCTCACTTGCAGGAACTATGTGCTCGTATAGCTGATACCGTTTACCCTATGAACTCGAAGACCGGGCACGTAGAACTGCCGGAATTCCTGAGTAAGCAGGTTGTCAAGCTCAACAATGGAACCTATCAGCTCGGCGTGGGAGGTATTCATTCCACTCATGACAAGAAGGTATGTCACCTGGCAGACGAATACAATGTCGTAGAAGATATTGATGCCGCATCATTCTATCCGAGTATCTGGGTAAAGTGGGGTATCAAGTTGGAAAACACCGATATGGAATTGACTCGGGAGTACAGCAAAGTCTATTACCGTCGGTTGGATGCCAAGAGCTCGGGCGACAAGGAAATGGCCGAGAACCTCAAAGTACCTATCAACGGTACTTTCGGGAAGCTGTTGTCACGCTGGTCGTCTCTCTACAATCCCGAGCTCGGTTTGTTTATCACTTTGACCGGCCAGCTAACGCTGCTAATGCTCATAGAACAGCTGGAGAAGGTGGGTGCAGTGGCGCTTTCGGCCAACACCGACGGTATAGCTATGGCTTACCCTAAGACGCTCAAACAAACGGTAGAAAACGTGGTTTCGGCCTTTTCGGAGAAGTCCGGTTTCGACTTTGAATACACGCCCTACCGCGTATTGGCGATGAAGGATGTCAATAACTACGTAGCTGTGAAGACTGACCGTAAAGTGAAAGCGAAAGGAATATATGCGCCTCTTGACCTTAAGAAGAATCCAACAGCCTCTGTGTGCGCAGTGGCGGTATGTGAATGGCTCGCTAAAGGGGTTCCATTCATGGAAACTATCAAGGCTGCGCCTTTCACGGATTTCATCTCGGCGCGTTCGGTTACGGGCGGAGGGGTTCAAGGGGAAGAATACCTTGGCAAAGTGGTCCGTTGGTATCAAACTACCGAGATTTTACCTCCTCTGACATATCGTAAGAATGGAAACAAGGTGCCGAAGACCGATGGGGCCAAGGCGTGTATGGTGATAGAAAATAAAGTAACCCATCCTATCGATTTGGACTATAATTATTATCTAAAGGAAGCCATATCAATAGCGATTAACCTTGGGTGTAAAGATTTCCTCACTGAAGAACAAATCGCTCTGGTTACGCCTCCTCCTAAAACCAGGAAACCTAGGAAGGTAAAATCATGAGCAATTTTGGAAACAAGCAAACGTGCTGGGTGGTTTATAACGACACCCGTAAGAACATGAACGCGGCAGAGAAGTTCGGAGTATTGAAGGATGTGTTCTCCTCGGTGGGTAAGAATTACAACGGAGACAAGTTGATTGAACACGCTCGCCGAGTGTTGTCCAACTGGCAACCGGGTGACTATCTCTTGTTGGTGGGTGATCCTGCGTTGTGTGGAATCTGCATGTCCGTAGCGTTGGAATACGACGATGAAATCAATATTTTGCGGTGGGATAGAAATAACTTCGACTATGTCCCATTGAAACTAAATTTTTCTTACCAGGAGGCAATTATTGAATAATTTGGGTGTATAATTACCTTACTCGCTATCGAAGCGGGTAATAACCAAAGGAGTAATAACTATGAGTTGGAAAGACAAATTGGTAGTCGGTAAGCAAGAACTACCTCCACGCATCTGCATCTACGGTACTCACGGCATCGGTAAAAGTACGATTGCTAGCCAGTTCCCCAATCCAATCTTCATCTCAACCGAAGACGGCATCGACGGTATTGATGTTACCAGTTTCCCGCGTGCTACTCACATCAAAGACGTGGTGGAAAACATCAAGACCCTCTTGAAAGAAGATCACGATTTCAAAACAGTGGTCCTCGATTCAGTCGACTGGCTGGTTGAACCGTTGATAGTGGAAGACGTAGAAGCCACCCATGATGAAAAGGAACTCGCCTATGGTAAGGGTCAAATGCTCGTGGCTGAGAGTTTCCGCGAAATCCTTCAAGGTATGGATGCTCTGCGTCGCAAGCGTAACATGAATGTCATTCTCCTGGCTCACGCCAGTATCGTGAAGTTCGAGTCGCCGATGACCGAATCATACGATCGCTATCAACCTAAGCTTCCCAATCGCTGTAATGCTCTACTTCAAGAGTGGGTTGATGTTCTCGGGTTTGCCGCCTTCAAGGTCATCATCAAGAAGGAAGATGCCGGATTCAACAAGAAACTGGCAAAGGGTGTCAGCACGGATGAGCGAGTGCTTCACTTGGTAGAAAACGCGGCTTTCCTGGCTAAGAATCGCTACAGCTGTCCCAACAACATTGAACTCACCCTCGCAGATGTCTGCAAGGTCATTCCCGTAAAACTCTAGGAGAAATAACATGGCACGTTTTGGATTCGACGTAGAAGAAGTTGAAGTAACCGATCGCGGTGATTTTGAAATCATTCCGGAAGGCACCGAGGTAGTCTTGAAGGCTACCGAGTGTGAAGACAAGGAAACCGCCAAAGGCGGCACGTATCTCGCCACGACCTTTGAAATCGTGAAGGGTGAACACGCCAAGCGTAAGATCTGGCAGAACTTCAACATCGTGAACAGTAGCGACAAGGCTCAGAAGATCGGTCGTGAGCAAGTTGCCGGCTGGGCGCGTGCGTGTGGAAAGCCTAACGCTAAGGACTCCGATATGCTCCTGGATCGTCCGTTCTCGGCGGTGCTCGGTATCGAAAAGGGTACCGGAGGCTACAAGGACAAGAACATCATCAAGTCCTTCCTGCTGCCGGAAGGTGACGCTCCGAAGCCCGAGCCCAAGAAAGAGGATCCACCTAAAGAAGCTCCTCGGGATGAACCGAAACCTGAACCTAAGAAAGAGGCTCCGGCTTCCGGCGGCAAGAAGAACCCTTGGGACGATTAACCTATTCAATTTCTAACTAGGAGGTAACCTATGACCTAGCTAATTAAATCGCCGCAAGCTCTGTTGATATAGGGTGTCAATAGAGCACCTAAACCGCCTTCCGGGTAAGAGAAGGTGGAACATTGAAGAGGGTTCTAACGGGTTTCAATAGATTGGGAGTTTCTCGGTCGACCCTCTACCTGAGCCCTCTTCAATGTTAGCGTTATAGGGTATGACCCGTGACACCGGTGTAGTTGGTGGCGCTAACTTCAATCTTACATAACGGAGAACAAGAATGGCAGCTTTACCACAACCTGAAGTATCAATGGTAGATACAATCTACGCCGCAATCGAAGCCAAAGAGGCTAAAGACCTATACTTAGCTCGGTTAGGTGCCTCTAGTATTGGCGAGGAATGTCTACGATCCCTCTGGTACTCCTGGAGAGCCTATGACGACAAGAAGTTCGGTGGGCGGATGTTACGTCTGTTCCGTACCGGACACCTTCAGGAAGACCGTATCCTGGATGACCTGAAGCTAGCCGGGTATCAGGTCTGGGACCGAGACGAAGACGGAAAACAGCCTACCTTCGTAGATTCAACCGGCCACCTAGTCTGTAAGCTCGACGGAGTGATCAAGGGTGTCCCCGGTGCCGAGAAGACTCCTCACGATCTTGAAATCAAGACTCACAGTCTGAGCAGTTTCACCGAAGTCAAGAAGAAGGGTGTTCAGACCGCTAAACCTCTTCACTACGCTCAGATGCAAGCGGGTATGCTGTTCTCAGGTTTGAAACGTGCTCTGTATGTCGCGTTGTGTAAGAATGACGAAGACTATCACATTGAGCGTATTCGCCCGGACACGGCGGTTCAAGAAGGTATCAAGAGCAAGATTATCACTTTGGTAAATGCTACGATAGCTCCGCAGGGTATTTCAACCGACGGTAAAGCGTTCGGCTGCAAGTGGTGTGATATGAAAGACGTCTGTATCAACGGTAAGACACCTATTCGCACCTGCCGGTCCTGTACCGAAGTTGTCGTCTGTAAAAATGAGGGAGCCTGGGCGTGCGGACTGACCGGAGTGATTCTGTCTAATGACATGCAGAAGTTAGCGTGTGGTGATTACAATAGGAATTGAATCATGTGTCTGACAATTGGAATTGACCCTGGATTGACAGGTGCCGTAGGAGTACTCCGCAACGGTGAGTATGAATCACTGTTCGACATTCCTACGTCACTCAAGGGTTCCGGCTCGGTGAAGATGGAGATCAACCCTTCCAGCTTTTACCGTCTCCTGTTAGAAGCTCAGGATCCTAAAGAAAAGTGCGAGGTGCTCCTCGAACGCGTCAGCGCTATGCCCGGTCAGGGTAGCTCTAGCGGGTTCAGTTTCGGGGACAGCTATGGCTGTTGTCGGTCCGTAGTCGCTATTGCTAACATGCCGGTCTTCCTGGTAACTCCGGCGGTGTGGAAAAAGCACTTCAAGTTAGGTAGGGACAAGGAAGAGTCAAGAGCATTGGCGATACGGTTGTTTCCTAGGGCTCACTTGCACTTGAAAAAGCATAGTGATAGAGCCGAAGCTCTGCTGATGGCGCGATACCTGTACGAAACTCGACATAAATGATAGCTTTATTTCTTGAATGATCCCCGGTATAATGGGGGCATCTAACCGATAACAGGAGATAACCATGAGCGGCGATCACAACAAACACCAGAGCGGTATCTGCGAACGCTGCCTCAAGCACGTTACCGATCACGGCGTGCACACATGCACTCCGACGAAAGGTTGGCGTGAGTTGGAACAGCAGCGCGACGAGCTTCTGGCTGCGCTTGAGAACGTAAAACGCTGGTCGCCTGGATCAGAAGCGATAGGGATTTGTGAGCGGGCAATCGCCAGCGTGCAAAAGGAGAAATGATGGACAAGCCTTGTGGAAGCGATCTACCAGCAACCCCAAACGAAATCGAGCGTCTGCGTGCCGAGCTGGAAACAGAGATAGCTCGCAATCGACCACTACGTGCATTGGTTTCCTCCCTAAAAAGCATCAACACGGATTTTCGTCAGCGTATTAAAGAACTCAAAGAGGCAGGCAACACGCTTGAATCTGAGCGTGAAGCTAATGCGATCCTGAGTGCTGAGAACGCCGAACTGCGGAAGGACGCAGAACGGTATCGGTGGCTGAGGCACCCGGATCAGCCAGTTGGTAATGTGCTTGATAAGAGGGTAGGAACACCACACGACCTGCATGGCGTTTGGGAGTACAGGGCAGGTCAAGAACTTGATGACGCAATGAAAGAGCAAACATGAGCGATAGGGAAGCATTCGAAAAGTGGGCGAATCCACAGCAATTCAACATCAGCGATGAAGTGTTTGCAGGAGTCGTCTGGAAAGCCTGCGCAGCGATCAAGGATGCAAGGATCGAGGTGTTGGAAGCCAATCTCCGCGTCGAGGAAAGCTACAGCGCAGACCGTGACACGCTAGCAGCGGAGAACGCCGAACTGCGGGCCTTGATTGATCGCTTCGAGCCTAGTGAGCCTATTGGTTCCACGTATGTTTGGATCGGCCCAACACCGGAAGAAATTGACAAAGCAATGAAGGAGCGAGCATGAGCGAAGAATTCAGCACATACATCAGAGGGTCGTTGTTGAAGGGCGCAGAAATTGAGGTGTCAGAGTGGGCTTGGCAAGCCTGCGCAGCGATCAAGGATCAGCAACTGGCAGAACAACTCCGCGTAGCCACTGAGATTGGCCGTCAGCAGTTGGACACGATTGAGAAGATCGCAGCGGAGAACGAGGCGCTGCGTGCTGCGTTTGAAGATGTAAAGCGTGTTGCTCTCAAAGCAATGACGGAACGTGACGCAGTTGGGTACTTTGGCGTGCTTGACTTGATTAGCATATATGCAAAGGAAGCACTCGCCACCCCGTCTCTCGGTGCCGAAGCCCTGCGGAAGCGTGATGCTGAGACTCTGCGGAAGGCTGCCGAGAAATTTGAAGAAGGGCACCCGCACATAACCCGCGTAGGCGTATGTCAGATGCTCTACAGACTTGCCGAAGAACTGGAGAAGCCATGACAGACAAAGAACTTCTTGAACTGGCGGCGAAGGCTGCGGGATTAGACGGGGGTTACAGATGGGATGGATATGGTGGAGGCACTTTCGTTGTTCTTGATGGGGCGAGGTTTAACCCACTTACCGACG